AATTAGTGACAGCAGCAGTATAGTAAGCAAAAGGATTATTAGATTTGCTCTCATCAAATTGTAGTCCTATCTGAGTAAGTTGTAGAATGGCCTGCCCCTTCATTTCATCATTGTAGGTATAGCCTCTAACGTTGCCTCGAGTAGCATAGCGTTCGCAGAGTTTGATAAACATGCGAGCTAAATTGTTAGTCATCTGTCCGTGGTCTTTGCTAAAGTAACCATTTTGTAAATCGCCCTTCCAGTGACTCTTGCCTATACAGATAAGGTTGTCGTCCTCGTCGTATTTCCAGTGTTGGAAAGGAGGAAAATTAACTTTCTCGTGACTGTCAGCAGTGCTTTTAACTGTTTTTTTGCGTCCTGGTGCTAGCGGGATATGTTCCCAACAAACGATTCGAAATACAAGATCGGATTTGGGAATTTTTTTATAATCAATTTCGTAGTCTTTGGCCGACGCTTTCTTTTCAGTTAGTTTAGCAGCTTCGTGTGCTACTTTGCTTAACTTAGCAGCACGATTACGTTTGGCTTCTGCTATAGTTCTAATATTAAGTTTTGCTAAACTAGGCAATATAATATCGTAGTCGCAGTATTCTGGCTGTGTGTAGGAGCAATAAGTATTCTTGCTTCGATGTATTTCTAATAGTAAATCTTTGTTAGTTAGGTATTTTATTTTTGGTACTATAGTGTTTATGGTCATTAATTATAATCCTCTGAGTACTTATATAATAGCATATTTTTAAGGAAATAAATAGACTAAAGGATGCCAAAATAACATGCCATTACCAACCAACGGTGAGTCCACAGCAGGGACTACAACTACAATACAAAACGCACCAGGGTCTGCTGGCTATACTGGATCTTATACATTCATAGATCCGGGTGGTACATATCCGCAATCAAAACTTGATGCGCAGGTCACAGGGACCGTTAACGGATTTAGAGGATCTGGTGGCAGTGCCGCAGCTAAAAAAGGATTTGGAATTAATTTACCTGACTTTTCAGGCCTAGATAAAGCGTTGGGTGTATTAGGATCAGCGTTGGCTATAGGGCAGTTGATTTCGTCTACACCAGCCTTATTAGATCAAGCAGGGGAAAATCTTAAAGCATTTGGTAATTCATTCAAAAGTCTTTTTAGAGATATCAAAGGATCTCTTGGTAAAAAGCCAGGCGAGAAACCTCCTTTTGATCCGTTTCAACTGTTTGTAAAAGTATCAGGATCAGAAGCCGACGACTGGAGAGTAAAAATATCAACAAATTTTCAAGCATTAGCAGGAACAGATTTAAAAAACCATCCTTTTAAATTTTTAGAAGAAACTAATGGTATGGTGTTTCCTTTTACTCCTAGCATAACAATGACGCACAAAGCCAACTATACTGTTACAGATCCCACACATAATAATTTTTCTTATCAAGGATATAAAAATAGTTCAGTTGAAGATATTACAATAACCTGTGATTTTCCAGTGAACACTTATAGAGACGGCCAGTACTGGATAGCCGCAACGACGTTTTTAAAATCTGCCACGAAGATGTTTTATGGTCAAAGTACTCCTCAAGGAAATCCGCCAATTGTCTGTTACCTAAGTGGATATGGACCTTATATTTTCAATGGAATTCCGGTAGTAATTAAAAGTTATCAAGTGGAATTGAAAGATAACGTAAGTTATAAAAGAATTCCAACAGCTTCTAGCGATGCTCCGGAAGCAGATGCTACACCAATGGTTACAGGAAAAATTAGCAATCAATCTCTTCCAATGGGCAATGCTACCTTAACTACTGCTGGAGCAGATTCCGCTAATCAAACCTGGGTACCAATGATGAGTACAATCACAGTGATTGTTTCACCAATCTACAACAGAGAACGCATTAGACAGTTTAGCATGAAAGATTATACACGCGGCACATACGCAGGAGTTTTATAATGGCCACTTACGGAAAATCATCACCTTGGTACAACACCGCAGAAAATTTTAATTACTTGGATATCTTATCAATCCGCCCAGTGCCAGCCGAAGACGATGATGAAGATTATGTTATAGAAAATCAATATAAACATCGACCAGACTTATTGGCATTTGATTTCTATGGTGACAGCAAATTATGGTGGGTGTTTGTTCAAAGAAATATGAGCGTGATCAAAGATCCAGTATATGACTTTGAACCGGGCGTTACAATTAAAATTCCTAAAAAAAATAATCTACAACGATTTATGGGAAATTAAATGCCAATAGTACTTAAAAAAACCAGTGCTGGAAAATTGTATGATAACGCAATTTTAAAAGTAGCAGAGGAAGAACAGAAAAAAGCCAACGCTGACCCTTTGTTTCCAGCCGCCGAACCAAACCCTCTTAAGGTATTTTTAGGCGGCTACACGCCAATGATAAGCCTTGGAGTAGTGTCATTGGATGCGTATAATGCCGGTGCGTATACCGCAGACGAATCTATAGAATATATTATTATTGGTGAAGGCGGAAACGTAGGAAAAGTAGATCCTTCGGGTCTTGGTAAACGTCCAAACACATTTTACGGTGCTCCAGAATATTACATTAATAATTTTGAAGTTGATACCATACACGTTCCGGACAGTCAAGTTGGCAGCACTTCGGCAACTAAATTTCAGTTTCAAGTGTTCGAACCCTACAGCATGGGAATTTTTTATCAAAGTCTTCTGTTGGCTGCTGTTAAAGCAGGATACCCAAATTACCAAGACGCTACATTTATTTTAAAAATAGAATTTAAAGGTTGGGAACAAGATGGAGATTTTAATGTAGAGTCTTCAACAGCGCCTGGCACTACTAGATACTTTGCTATCCAGTTGGTAAACTCTCAAATGACTTTTAATGAAACTGGGTCTGTATATACTGTCAACGCAATATCGGCAGCAATAATTCCTCAACTCAGTACCTATAGTAATGTAAAACGTTCAATTACTATAACAGGCAGTGGTCTTGAATCAATTTTCACATCGGGCAAAACTTCATTGACTGCTGCCCTAAACGCTCAAGAAAAAAAAGCAGCAAAGGACGCAATAGTCAGCGAACCCGACGAATACGCAATAGAAATTTATAATGAAGCAACAGATATATTAAAATCAAAATTTCAACAGACTTCTAAAAATAGCAGTTACTTGGTTGACGCTAAAGAAGCATTTGATGTTGTTAGGAATCAAATCAACACCGCAGGTATTTTAACATTTACTTTTCCAGTCGCTAAAGATGGTATTACAATTCCAAAAATAATAGACGAAGTAATGATACACTCGGAATATTGTATTAAATCTATTGAAAACGCTAAAAAAGATCCCGCTGGTTATATTGACTGGTATAGAATAGAAACTAGATTTGAATATAAAAAAATATCTTCTGGTGGCCAAACAGCAAAAAAATTAATCTATGTTATTGTTCCTTATAAAGCACATTCTAGTGTATGGAAATCACCAGCTGAAAAATTTAAAGGTGTTAGTGAAATACGAAAATCAATAATTAGAAAATATGAATATTTCTATACAGGACAAAATGATGATATTCTTAAATGGGAATTGAATTTTGATTTTTTACATTTTACAATGTTAAACCCAACATTACTTGGGGACTCTGCAACAAATTCTTTAGCAGTAGCAGGAAGAGTTGATAAAGAAGTAATTTACACAGCCAATCCTGGAGACGATCTTAGTCAGTTGGCCAGAGTCACAGGAGCCTCTAGAATTATGAGAACAAACAAGTCAGTTGGTGCTGCTCCCCAAGGCGGCGCATATGCCGACGATGAAGCAGTTAAAATAGCTAGAATGTTTCAAGAGGCATTAAGAACAAATAACTCCAAAGGTCAAATTAGAGTTGAGATGGATATTATTGGCGATCCTTATTATCTTAGCGAAGCTGGAGTGTTTCTTACAGATAAATCAAATTCTGCGCAAATAAAACGCCCTGCTAATGTAACTGACTTAATAAGGTCCAACGGTTCTATGGCTGACGGTGAATCAGAAGTTAGAGTGTTTTTAGGTATACGAACCCCAATAGATGCCCCTGTGCCCGATGGATCTTTTTTTGAATTTCCAAGAGGTTACAGTCCTTTTAGTGGTTTATATAAACTTCTTAGAACTAAAAATATGATCAAAGACGGAGTGTTTACACAGAAATTAACCTTGCTAAGAGATATTGCTCAAGATTTGCCCAAGGTTAACGATCCTGCTATCAACGCAGCAACTTCTAACAGCGAACTTGGTTTATATCGAATGAGTGGCGAATCAACAACAGTTGGCACTGCTTCAGTATCTAAGGAAGCTATTCCGCCGCCCCCAGGTTCTACAGCAGACTTAGAAGGGCAAAAAAAGGTAGCAGTTATTTTAGGATCACCTGCTGTTGCCTTTCCAGTTCGTTCGTCAAGTGTGATACCTACAACAATTCAATCAACTGATGGAGCAATAACAAGAATTAATAATGCCCCACCAGATATGGGGCGAGCTCCTGAATAACAAGGAAAATAATGTCAGCTTACATTCCAAATAATCAAATTGAAATACCAAAAATGGCAGGTCCTCGGCTGGCTCGAGTAGTAGGGCATGGCGACAGTGAATTTATGGGAACCTTGTTTGTTCAATTGCTAGGAATGAACAATGATACTTTTGGTCAAGAAACATCTACAATACCTGCTCATTATTGTCCTCCATTTTTTGGAGCTACCAACGAAGCGTTTAACGGCAGCAACACTGGCAACGGTCAGGCCTTTAACGACACACAAAAAAGTTATGGTATGTCTTTTGTGCCTCCTGACATTGGGGTTACAGTCTTAGTAATATTTGTTGAAGAAATAGGAAAATGTTTTTGGATTGGCTGTGTTCCTAACGTGCACATGAACCATATGGTTCCAGCGATTGCCGCGTCTGCGGCCGTTGACGGTGCTCCTAGTGAATTGTCAGAATATGGAACTTCTACACTGCCGGTTGCTGAAATTAATGTATTATCAGAAGAAGCTAAAACTAATAAAAACACTGACAACATCAAACGCCCAATACATCCAATGGCAGGATTTATGTTAGCGCAGGGCCTGGTAGCAGATTATATCCGTGGACCGACAACATCGTCTATGCGACGAAATTACATTTCTAATGTTTATGGTATTTCGACACCCGGGCCTTTAGACAAGAGATCAGGAGCAAAAAAAGCCAAAGCAGGTACTATAGAAAACCCCACAGAGAAAGATGTATTTGTTAGCAGAGTTGGTGGTACACAATTAGTCATGGACGACGGCGATGATCGTTTTGTTAGAACAACTACCGCAGGAGTTGGAAAATCAGAATATGTTAAAAGTGACGACGGTAGTGGCGATCTAAGGATTCCGTTTAATGAATATTTTAGAGTAAGAACACGAACAGGGCATCAGTTATTGATGCACAATTCAGAAGATTTAATTTATATTGGAAATTCAAAAGGAACTGCTTGGATAGAATTAACCAGCAACGGTAAGATTGACATTTATTCGTCTGATAGTATCAGCATACATTCTGAAGGTGACTTTAACTTTCGAGCTGATCGAGATGTAAACATTGAAGCTGGAAGAAATATAAATTTCCGTGCTGAAAAATCTATGTACACACAGGTTGTAGAAAATCACACATTGATTGTTGGCAAAAATCAAACCATTCAAATCAAAGGCACGTCAGATACTACTATTACAGGAAACTCTACTTTATCAGTTGACGCTAACAACAGTATTAAAATCAAAGGCGTTTCAACATTTACAGCCACTGGAAATTTAAATTTTAATACTGCGGCTAGTTCTTTTTTAACGTCTGGTGTTGATTCAAACATATTAAGTGGAAACAATCATAAAGTTACTACTGGAAATAAAATTTATATGAACAGTTCTGTAGTAGCAGATCCAGCTACTCCGGCCACTGCGGCCACTGCTCCTAAAGAATTAGATCTACGTGAAAACATCAAAGTTGATGTGACACTGGATTGGAAGTCAACGGGCTTTCAAGGAACTACACCGATAAAAAGTATTATGAAACGCATTCCTATGCATGAGCCGTGGCCCGGACATGAAAACGTTGACCCAGAAAAAACAGGACTGTTAAAAACTGACAGAGATGTCTAAGGAAATAAATTATGGCAAATAAAATTTATAATGTTAAAAAAGCTGAAACAATTAAGTCTAGTGTCGGGCAGTCTAATACCGGACTGTTTTTGTATAAAGGATTTAATTCTAGAAGGCAAAAAGACAAATTTAAAGAGTATGATGTAGACCTAGTAAACCAAGATCTGTTAAATCATTTTAATATTAAACTTGGAGAAAAATTAGAAAATCCATCGTTTGGTACAGGAATTTGGGCATTGTTATACGAGCCTATGAATGACGAAACTGTGAACAGAATCAAAGCAGATGTGGAGGAAGTGGTTAACAGAGATCCCCGAGTACAGCCGCTGAATATACAGGTCAATGTTGTTGATCAAGGTGTTAGAATAGAGCTAGATCTTTTTTATGTTAACACTAATGTAAGAGAAAAGATGGCAGTTAATTTTGATAATTCCCAACGCCCTCAAAGATAAAATGCGCACATTATAAAATCAAATAAATAGATTATAGGAATGATACATGACCACTACCTCGAGACAAAATAATTTAATTCTAGCAGAAGATTGGACTAGGATTTATCAGACATTTAAAAATGCTGATTTTAAATCTTATGACTTTGAAAATCTTCGCCGGGTAATGATTGAGTATCTTCGTGAAAATTACCCAGAAGATTTCAATGATTATATTGAAAGTTCTGAATATGTTGCTCTTATTGATCTTATTGCGTTTCTAGGGCAAAGCCTTGCTTTCCGCATTGATTTAAACAGCAGAGAAAATTTCATTGAATTAGCTAATAGAAAAGAAAGTGTTCTTAGATTAGCTAGAATGCTCAGCTATAACGCTAAAAGAAATATAGCCTCATCTGGACTTTTAAAATTTGAATCAGTATCTACTACAGAAAATCTCTTTGACAGCAACGGTGTAAATCTTTCAAAACAAAGCATCAGTTGGAATGATCCAACAAACCCTAACTGGTACGAACAGTTTATTTTAATACTAAATGCCGCCATGATTCCAAACATTGAATTTGGTAAAAGTCAAGGCAGCGCAATTATTGATGGCATTGCTACAGAACAATATCGTTTCAATTCAACAGCTACGGGAGTTCCAATATTTTCGTTTAGCAAAGTAACTGGCGGCCGCAGTATGACTTTTGAAGCCGGCAGCACATCTATAATTAACTCAGAATCGATATACGAAGAAGACCCAACTCCGGGCACACAAATAGGGTTTATCTACAGACAAGACGGCAAAGGCAACTCTAGCAACAACACTGGATTTTTTATGTTGTTTAAACAGGGTTCTTTAGAGTCTGCGGATTTTTCAATTACTCAACCAACTACCAGTGAAATAGTTTCAGTACAAACCAATGGGATCAACAACGACGATTTTTGGTTATATTCTACAGACAGTCAAGGAGTTGAATCAACTCTGTGGACAAAAGTCAGTTCAGTAGAAGGAAATAATGTTGTTTATAATAGTATTAACAGCAATCAACGAAATATCTATTCTATAATAACAAGAGAAAACGATCAAGTTGATTTGTTATTTTCTGATGGTGTCTATGGTAACTTACCAAAAGGAAATTTTAGAGCCTATTACAGAGTATCTAATGGTTTAGAATATTCTATAGCCCCTAATGAAATGAAGGGTGTTAACCTTGAAGTAAAATATAGAAATAATCTTGGTGCTGAACACACATTAACAATGTCTGTGGGACTAAGCTATACCGTAGACAACTCAGCGGTGTCTGAAGATATTGATTCTATAAGAACCAAAGCACCAGCATTGTTTTATACACAAAACAGAATGATTACCGGAGAAGATTATAATCTTGCTCCATTGGCAAGCAGTCAAGACATTTTAAAAGTAAAAGCAGTTAATAGAACTAGCAGCGGAGTGTCAAGAAATTTTGACATTGTTGATGCGTCTGGAAAATATTCCAAAGTAAATGTCTTTGCTGATGACGGATATCTATATAGAAAAGATGTTGAAAAAACATTTAGTTTTAGATACACAAATAAAAATATAGTTTTAAATTTTTTAAGAAACACAGTTGAACCTGCGCTACAAGACTTTTCAACTTATAATTTCTTTTTAACTAATTTTGACAAAATAGTTACATCAGATGTAAATGTTAAGTGGCTTCAGTCTACTAAAGATACCACAGCATGTACTGGATATTTTGGAAACTTTTTTGATAGTTTTCCAATTAAAGTTGGCGGCTCTTATACCAGCAGTAACTTAAGATTTGTTGAAGTTGGTTCACTGGTTAAGTTTATCACAGACCCAACTTTATCTCAGGCTTTTAAGAATGGCGAAATAGTTAATTTTGATCCTTCAGACTTAGAACAAACAAAATATATTTGGACTCGTGTTGTAAAAATTGTTGGTGACGGAACCAACGCTGGTAAAGGAAATTTAAATTCTGGTCTAGGGCCTATAACATTTAGTGACGTAATTCCTACAGGAGCAAGACCTTCTCAGGTAGTGCCTAAATTTATCACAGATGTTAACACAGATATTGAAACTGAAATTTTAAATCTTACATTTGCTTCTGAAACATTTGGCTTAAGATACGATCTAGCAACTAGAACATGGAAAATTATAACTTCTACAAACATTGATTTAATCAATGAATTTAGCTTAGGTCAAGCAGGCAGCACAGCTAATGCTAACAGTGACGCATCATGGCTTATCGCATTTGTGTTTGACGGTGAAGAATATCTAGTTAGAATAAAAAATACAGATTATGTATTTTCTAGTGTTAGTCAAAACAGATTTTATTTTGACAGCAATGAAAAAATTTATGACAGCAAAAATAGAACTGTCATCAAAGATCAAGTCAAGGTATTGGGAATTAATAATACTCCAACTGGCCGTGCTAAAAGTTATGTTGACGTGGCCGCTGATATCATGGCGTTAAAAGCGTCTAACGTTGATTTTACACTTGCTGATGTTATAAATTTAGTCAATCAAAATCAAATACTAAAACAAGACATTGCCTTTGAAGTTGCGGACTCGGTAAGATACGATGACGGTTATCAAAGTTATGAAAGTATTAAATTAGCTTTCATTGACAGTGACAGTGATGGCACCGCAGATAATCCAGATGCGTTTGATGAAATTGTTGGTACTGCTATTTCTGACAAATATTTGTTTTTCCAAGAATCTACAGATGAGTTTGGATTTAAAAATTTAAAATATATTCCTAATGTTGATGAAAAAATATTAATTTTAGACAAAGAAATCAACGTCAACGTTAATGATTATGACCACAATCAGTTGGTTTATTTTTATGATCAAGATGAAAATGTTATTAAACGTGTAGACCTAGTGACTAGGTCGTTTATATTAGAGCCTGGCTATTCTGCGTTTATTGGCAGAGACAATCTTAAGTTTCAGTACATTCACAATGCCAGCAGCGACAGACGAATTGATCCAAGTGTAAGTAACATTATTGATGTTTATCTACTTGAAAGAACTTATGATTTAAATTATAGAAATTGGTTAGTTGGTTATCTTTCTACAGAACCTGAACTGCCAACATCAGAAGCTATGCGAATAAAATTTGGCTCCAATCTTTCAGAAATAAAAGCAATCAGTGATGAAATAGTTTATCACCCTGTTAGATACTTTCCATTGTTTGGCAGCAAAGCACCTGCAGAGTTTCAGGCAACTTTTAAAGTGGTAAAAAATCCTTCGATAACTATTAATGATAATAATTTAAAAGTTAGAATTATAAATTCTATCAATGAATTTTTTGATATTGCTAACTGGGACTTTGGTGATAGATTTTACGCCAGTGAGTTGATCACATACGTGACAACACAAAATGCTCCAGATATTAGTAATATGGTACTTGTACCTAAACAACAATCTCAGGCGTTTGGCAGTTTAATTGAAATACAGGCAAGGCCAGATGAAATTTTAGTCAGCGCAGCAACAGTCGATAACATTGAAATTCTTAATAATATTACAGCTGGAGAGTTAAATCTTTTAACTTCACAGGTTGTTAGCAAAACAAGCGAGTAATAATGGACAAAAAAGTTTTTAAGAAAAGTGGGCTACCAGTTAGAAAAACAGTTGACCTCTTACCTGAGGTGTTTAAAAGCCCTGCTAACGATAAATTTTTATCAGCTACGTTAGACGCATTAGTACAACCGGGGTCTTTAGAAAGACTAACTGGGTATATTGGTAGAACTTATGGAAAAACTTACAACACCAACGATGTATATCTTGATGTTGAAAAATCTTTAAGATACGCTTATCAATTAGAACCTGGTGTTGCGGTTACAGAAAATAATAGAACAAGTAAGTTCTATGATTATATAGATTTTAAAAATCAACAAAAATTCTTTGGCAATAAATCAGAAAGAGATGATTTAATAACGGGCCAAGAACATTACACATGGGCACCTCCAATTGATTGGGACAAGTTTGTAAATTATAGAGATTACTATTGGTTACCAAGTGGACCAGACAGTGTGTCAATTGCCGGTCAAGGTCAAGAAGTGGTATCATCATACAGAGTAAGATCAGACGGTGAAAACGAATGGTTATTCATTCCTGACGGACTTACTAGAAACCCTCCACTGACTTTGTATAGAGGCCAAACATACGAATTTAATGTCAATGCTCCGGGAGATCCTTTTTATATTAGAACTAGTAATGTTCTAGGAACACAATCTAATTATACAAGAGGTGTTACTAACAGTGGCGCAGACGTTGGTAAAATTAAATTTACAGTGCCTAATGATGCGCCTGATCTTTTGTATTATCAGAGCGGCAGCAATCTTAATCGTATTGGTTCTTTTAGAATTAGCAATATCACTGACAATACTTTTTTAGATGTTGACACTGATATTCTAGGAAAAACAAATTATAAAAGCACAAATGGCATTGAGTTCACTAATGGTCTTAAAATTGAATTTTTAGGAAAAACTACTCCAGCAGAATATGGCAGTGGTAGTTGGATTGTTGAGGGCGTAGGTACTAGTATACGTCTTGTTAAATTTAGTGATTTAGAATTGCCTCCAATATCTAATCCTGATCAAGCAGTGGTATTTGATGATGGCGGATTTGATGACTTGCCTTTTGATGACGCAACTTCGTATCCTTCGACCAAAGACTACATTACAATTAATCGAGCAAGTAAAGATTTAAATCCGTGGAGTCGTTATAATCGCTGGTTCCATAGATCTACTATTGAATATGCTGCTGCTTTAAATGACGCAGCACCTAGACTGTCAGAGTCTACGAGAGCCAAGCGACCTATTTTAGAATTCAACTCTGGACTACAACTTTTTAATCATGGAATTGTTGCTAAAAATTCTATTGATTTAATTGATGATTTTACCAAAGATGTATTTTCTACCATTGAAGGTACAGCTGGTTATAACATTGATAACGTTGATTTATTTCATGGTGCTCGTGTGCTGTTTACAGCTGACCAAGATCCGTTAGTTAAAAATAAAATCTATGTAGTAAACTTTATCACAGTACAATCAAGTTCTAATGTAACAACTAGAAAACAAATCAGTTTAGTCGAAGCCGATGATGTAAATTCTCAATCTGGAGAATGTCTAATTGTAAGACAGGGTAAAAATAATGCCGGTCTAATGTATCATTATGATGGCTCCGCATGGGCTAAGAGTCAATTAAAAACTAAAGTTAACCAACCGCCGTTATTTGATGTATTTGACAGTGAAGGCATTTCGGTATCAGACAGCGGCAAATACGGTACATCTAATTTTATTGGAACGTCAATTGTTAGATATAAAGTAGGTACAGGTACAATTGATTCAGAATTAGGGTTTGCCATCAGCTATCTAAACATTAATAATTCTGGAGACATCCTGTTTGAAGTGACATGGGAAACAGACACATTCACTAGTCAGATAGGCACAGTTACAACGACTAATCAATTAGCGTCTAATTATTATAAAATTAATGAAAACCTTTTAGATTATCAGTACGGTAATGGTTGGATAGATTTTGACACAACATATTATCAAGGAATTATTCAGATACAAGAAATTACAACTCAAACAAATTCAGTTGAGTTTAATGCTTGTTTCTGGAGCCAGGCTACTCGAGAAGAAATATATTTTTATCTAAATGGAAAATTAATTAAAGATTCTTGGACTTCAGAATTAACACTGTCAAGAACTTTTACATTTAATAGAACTTTTAACCCTGGCGATGTTTTAACAATTAAAGTATACACTGATGCTGAGCCAGATGAAGGGTTTTATGAATTTCCAATAGGCATCGAACGCAATCCATTAAACCAAGATATTACAGAATTTTCTCTAGGGCAGGCCAACGACCATTTAAGCTCTATGGTCGATTTTTCTAAAGATTTTGTAGGCGAATTTCCTGGCGCAAGCAATCTTAGAGATATTTCTGGATATCAAAAATTTGGTAAAAGATTTATGAAACATTCGGGTGTGCCAAGCATAGCACTTCCGCTGTTGTCTGACAAAACTTTTAATATAGTTAAATCTTTGAGATTTGCTTCTGCCGAATATGAAAAATTTAAATCTAATCTTTTATCAAAAGCTATTGAATTGCCTTTTGACAATCAAGATACTGTTAAGCTAGTTGATGATATTCTAGCAAAAATTACAGAAGTAAAAGGCAAAGAGTCACCGTTTGTAGATTCTGACATGATTGGTAGTGGTGCTTATAAATCAATTGACTATGTTGTAGAAGACGAAGGCATTACTACGTTTGCGTTGTCAACAAAATTTGATTTAACTACAAAATCATCAAAAGCAGTTTATGTCTATATAAACGGAACGCAACAATTACACGCTGTTGACTATGTATTTGATTCAACGTTTGGTTTTGTAAAAATCCTCAAACAACTAAATGAAAATGATATTATTCAAATAAGAGAATATTTTTCAACAGCATTTAGCTACATTCCTGAGACACCTACAAAATTAGGATTGTATAAAAAATATACTCCAAGAACTTATGTTGACGACACTTATATTACTCCAACAAAAGTAATACAAGGACACGACGGCAGCATTACTGTTGCCTTTGATGATTTTAGAGATGATGTATTATTAGAATTTGAAAAACGAGTTTACAATAATATTAAACAAGAATACAATCCTAGAATTTTTGACATTGATAGAAATTTTGGCGGCTACTACGGAAATTCTGTTTTTGATAAATCTACAGTTGATTCGATTGTGATTGCTGACTTTTTACGTTGGTCGACAACTGTTACTAATGACCTTTACACTAATCTCTATTTTAATGACGATAATCCTTTTACATACACCTATAGTAGAGCTAGTGATTTAAACAAAACTAGACAAATGCCAGGGCACTGGAGAGGAATATATTCGTATCTATATGATACTACTCGTCCGCATATTTGCCCGTGGGAAATGTTAGGCTTTAGCGAAAAACCAACATGGTGGGAAGAAGAATACGGTCCTGCCCCTTATTCCAGCGGAAATTTATTATTATGGGAAGACCTAAGAGACGGATTGATTCGACAAGGCCCAAATCAAGGAATTAACCCTCGTTATGCTAGACCTGATTTGTTGTCTATTTTGCCAGTTAATGAAAAAGGAAATTTAAAAGACCCTATTCAAACCGGGTGTATTGTTGATTATACTATTAGCAAAGATCCATCACCGTTTCTATTTGGCGACATGGCGCCTGTTGAATATGCGTGGAGAAAGAGTAGTTCGTACCCATTCGCAATAATGGTAGCATCTTCTTTGTTGAGATCTATGGAATTTATTTCTAATAATTTTGATAGATCTGTAATAGATCAAAATATATTAGATCAAATTGTTTCGGTCAACACACAGCAGTTTATTAATGTTAATGATATAAAAAATTCTATTAACAATTCTCCAATAGGGTTATTTTCTTATATTATAAATTATGTTCGATCGAATTTAGTTAACACAACTTCCTTGTACGACTTTTTTGATAATTTTGACATTAAGTTATCTAGTCGCATTGGCGGGTTTGTAGATAAAAATCAACAAAAATATCTTTTAGATAGTAAGAGCCCACAGTCAAAAACTTCTGGAGTATTTGTTCCAGCCGAAGATTATGAAATATTTTTTAACGTAAGTTCGCCGTCTTCGGTTGTTACTTACTCTGGTGTTGTTATTGAAAAAATCTCAACAGGTTATAAACTTATTGGCTACGATAGATTAGATGCTAGTTTTCAATACTACACATATTTTTCAAAATTTGATGATCCGGTAATTTCAGTTGGCGGAGTAAGCGAATCTTATCTTGATTGGCTTCCTGAAAAATTTTATGCCAAAGGCACTATTATAAAATATAATGGTAAATTTTTTAGAACAGTTCAGACTCATACAAGCTCAGCAACTTTTGATTTAAAAGAGTTTATAGAAATACAAACATTACCGTTAGTGGGCGCAGTAACAGCAGTGCGTCGAACTGTGTTTGATAAACAACAGGTACTGTCTTTGCCTTATGGATCTGTATTTGAAAGTATTCAATCTGTAGTTGATTTCCTATTAGGATACCAAGAATATCTTAAAGATCAAGGATTGGTGTTTGACGATTTCAATAATGAGCTATTGGTTTCAAATGATTGGGAAACATCAGCTAAAGAATTTATGTTCTGGACCACACACAACTGGACTCCAGGCGCAATTATATCTTTAAGCCCTGCGGCGTTAAAAATAAAAATTACTTCTGTTGGCAGCGTTGCTGATAATCTATTAGATAATTTTTATGATTATTCAATTTATGGTAACGATGGAAGAAAACTAGGATCTGATGCGGTTGATGTTTATAGAACCTACAACGAATTATTAATTGCTCCCAGCGATACAACTGTGGGAATTTATTTTGCTAAAATAAATTTTGTATTAAAAGAACATGTGGTTGTGTTTAACGATAGAACAATTTTCAACGATGTTATCTATGACAAAGGTCCGGGGTATCGTCAAGAACGAATGAAGGTTTTAGGTTTTAGAACAGCAGACTGGGACGGTGATTACACTAGCCCTGGATTTATTTTTGACGTTGCTAATATTAAACCTTGGGAAAAATTTACAGATTATCGTCTAGGCGATATTGTTCAGTATAAACAATTTAATTACGTTAGTAAGTTTTTCCAAAAAGGCATCGAAGAATTTGATAGAAATGGTTGGGAAAAATTAGATTCAACTCCTGAAACTGGGCTATTATCAAACTTTGATTATAAAATTAATCAAATTGAAGATTTCTTTGAAGTTGATTATCAGGGCATCAACGGCGAACAGAAAGTAATGGCTCGCCATTCAATTGGATATCAGACAAGATCCTATCTACAAGATATTGCCGAAGACGAAGTTAGTCAGTTTAAACTGTATCAAGGATTCATTAGAGAAAAAGGTACAATTAATGCTATCACTAAAGTATTTGACAAAGTTAGCAAAATAGAATCTGACGCAGTAGATCTTAAAGAAGAATGGGCATTTTTATTAGGTAGTGTTGGCGGCGTTAATCAGTATACTGAAATTGAAGTTTCTTTAAAACAAAACAGTTTAAAATTAAATCCTCAGCCTATTTTATTAGATGACAGACGAGTTTCAAAATCTGAGTATCAAAATTATATTTTATTGAACTCTAACGATTACAAGGTAGGAAATCAAGACTTTAAATTCCCTACAGCGCAATACAGTGTAGGAAATTGGACAGCTGGGTATGTCTTTGAAGACGACGTTGATTATGTTGTTCAAAATATCACTGACATTTATCAGCAAGATATTACAACATATAAAAATGGTCAAACAATTTGGATAACATTTACAGATACTGGATGGAATGTATTACGTTATAGAATTAGCAATATTCTAGTATTAGCAGTTGCAGTTGTTGACCCAACAACGGTTGTATTAGAAACAAACAGAGTCCACGGACTAACTGCTGGTACTATCATTGGATTAACAAATATAAAAAATCTTACTGGATTTTATCTAATCAAAGCAGTAGGACCAACAAAAATAATTGTAACAATTGCCGGATATAAAGAAGAGCCAGAAATTGATCAAAGTTCGTTCTGTAACGTGTCTTATTTTATTCCAGCAAGAATACCAAATTCAAATCCGTTGATTAGTGATGAGTATTCTGCGTTACCATTAGGCACAAAATTGTGGATGGACGCAGATGCTGATAATAATTGGAATGTTATTGAAAGAAAAAAACAATATTCAGTTACTGAAATTTCTGAATACGGAGTTTCATTCCCAACTGGAACTGGATCGGCGGTAGAATATCTTGAAACAAGAAATCAAACAATTGTTTCAAATCCTGGAAGAACAGTTGATGTTGGCGATGCTTCAAGAGAAGCAGCGGTAATTGTTTATGCTCAAGGTATCGACGGCCTAGTGCCTTTACAGATATTAAATCCTCAGAGTGGGTTAGAGGATACCTTTTTAGGAGCATACGGCGACGTATTAAAAACCAGCAAAGACGGTCGCTGGCTAATTGTAGCATCACCTAACGTATCAAATGTTCCTTCTAACTATAGAGAAACATACAGTCAAACAGCCAATTATAATGAAGGCGACACAGTATTATATGCTGGCAAACTTTGGACAGCAATTCGTCCAGTATACAGCGATGGAAGCACGGCAGTATTTGATTCGTCGGATTGGACTCCTGCTACAACACATAAAGCAAACCCTTTGGGTAAAAATATTTTTGATATTAATCAAGGATATAGACGCCAAGGCGCAATAGAAATTTATGAGTACGATCAAGGTCAGTACGTATTTAGAGATACACTGATTAGTCCTCGCCCAGCATACGGCGAACAATTTGGTTCGTCTGTGGCAATTGGAAAACGACAAGGCATTGAAGGCACCAGCGGCGATATTGTGTTAACTGTAAACAGTATTGACACTGAAGGCGGAATCAGCGAAGTATCAGTAGCAGGCATCAGCGGTCTTGCTGATTCTGTGTTTACTAATATCAGCGGTATTGATGTAAGTACATCAGGTGAAAATGCTACATTTGACGTGAGCAGATTTGGCGGCAACTATACTGTGACTGTGCGTTCAGGCGGCCTACGATACGTTGTTGGCGATAGATTAAAAATTATAGGAAGTAGAATTGGCGGCACAACGCCATTTAACGATTTATTAATAACAGTAACCGCAGTGTCGCTTACTGGTGAAATTATTGGTTCAGAAACTTATACTAATATTTCTGGAATTAATTCGTTAATTCCGACTGTGGCAGCAGTGTTTACAGTTAGTAAAGTTAGAAATGTCTATTCAGTAACAGCAACAAACTTTGGTCTTGGGTACATACCTAGAAGTGTTGTTCGTTTTTCCTCAAGAATTTATGCTTGTATCAAAGATACTGGTATTGACAGAGGTGTGTGGGAAGGTGATAGAACCTATTACCCAGGCGACATTGTCAAATATCCATCAACATCTAGCACATACTACAAGGTGCTTTCAACTATTCCTGAAGTGTATGACGAAGGTATTGGAGCAGCAATTAAAAAGGTATCTGGAATTGAGCCAACTGATCTAGCATACTATGAATTAGCCACAACAATATTCCCAACTAACACTGAGTACTGGGAACAAGTATCTGGAGGAATTTATCCAACAGTGGCAATTCCGTGGCAAGAAAAAAATTCTCGCGGTACATTAAACAAATACGTTGCTGGATCTACCATATACATATCTGGTGATCAAGTAGGCGGAACTACACCAGATAATGATATTACAATTAAAATTAATCAAGTTGACGAATTCCAAGCAATACTTAATTTTGCCATTGCTGGTACAGCATCGACAGGTATAATTTGGGACGGTGAAGCAGCAATAGGTGAAACTACCTACAACGACCTAACAGGCGAAGATGTTAGCGATCCTGGGTCTGGCGCAATTTTTAACATTATTAGAACTAGTGGAAACTACACCGCAGTGGTAAATGTTAAAGGAACACGATATACAGTTGGCGACCAAATAAAAATTCTTGGAACATCTCTTGGTGGTGTTAAAGAAGCATATTATATGATAGTCGGTGCTCCGGGATCTAGAGATGATCAGGGTCGAGCATATCTTTATACCTACGAAGGGTTTACTTGGAAGCATTTAGAAGACAGCAGTTTCCTAGGCGTGTTTGACTTGACTGAAAATTACACCGCTGGTGCTACTGTCTGGAATGATACTTCATACTGGAAAGCAGTTGTAAATCATGTTGCTGACGGATCAACAGTTCCAGCAGCACCTGCCTGGGAACAAATTGTTGCGATTAACACAGGTATATTACCTAAATCGTCTGCCTTTGTAGATGATGGGTCGACAATGGAATCTGGAACTTTTGAAGAACCGGTAGAATTTTTAAATATTGGTGATCGGTTCGGTTCGAGTATTGACGCAAATCAAGAAGGTACTGTGTTAGTTGTAAGTGCGCCTTCCGCAGATTCGTCAGAGTTTGATTCCTATAAAGGCATATGGAAGTCGTATCAAAATTACTACGAAGGCGATACTGTTAAAAGAAATAATTCCTATTATACCTGTACAGTAGATACTACAAACGATATTCCTGAAGTAACCCCCTTAGTTTGGGAACTTGAAACTAATGTTGATATTTCAAGAACTGGTTCGGTATTTGTATATTTCAAAGATGAAAACGATGTTTATCATTTAATACAAACATTAGATTCAAATACTGTAACAGAATTATCAAACACTGAAACTGGAGATCGTTTTGGTCATAAGATTCTGTTAACTGTTGACGGATTGACTTTATTTGTATCGGCACCAAATGTTGACATGTCTGGCGCTGATCAAGGTGCTGTCTATGTGTTTAGATTAAACAATAATGTATTTGAATTTGATCAAAAAATACAAAGTGTAGTAATTGACGCAGATGAAAAATTTGGATCTAATATTTCTATTTCGCCAAATAACTCTACATTAGCAATAGGTGCCGAAGGCGGCGAAACATTTAAATCTACAACATTTGATGCTGGCGACACTGCGTTTGACAGATTCGTCACAACATTTAAAGATCCGATTGGTAAGACTGGAAAGGTATATGTATACACACAATATCTTAACAAGTATATATTGTCTGAAATATTTGAAGACGGATTGACTAACAATGAAGATTTTGGTCGTTCAATATCAACATCTAATAATTCTATAATTATTGGATCACCGGCATATCTTTCAGATGATCCAGCATTTGATCAAATAAGAATTGGACGTATACAAAAATTTACTAAACAAGAAGGCATTGATTCTTGGACTGCAGTTCGTAAACAAACAGCAGGTGTTGATATTAGTAAGATTAAAAATCTATCATTTTACAATGGTGATACTAATATTAAAATCGCAGATGTTGATGTAATTGATCCATTTAAAGAAAAGATATTATCTATAGTTGATCAAGATATTGACTACAAAACATCTTATGACCCGTCAATATATTCTGTAGGGGCAGATGATTCTAACACAGATGAAAAACAAGCATGGACAGAAAATAAAGTTGGCACAATATGGTGGAATACATCAACTGCTAAATGGGTATCTTATGAACAAGGCGATACTTCTTTTAGACTAGGAAATTGGTCTAGACTAGCATTTGGCAGTTCTATAGATGTATATGAATGGGTTGAATCAACTATGCTGCCGTCTAGATGGGCTGCTCTTTCAGGAACCTCTCAAGGTACTGCTGACGGTATCAGTGGCACACCGTTACATGCCAATGACCAATACTATTCTAAAAAAGAATTTGTAGATTCTATAACAGGCAAGATAAACAAAACTTATTATTACTATTGGGTTAAAAACAAAACCAATTTACCAATCAACAGTAATAAAACAAATCCAGCCTCTTCGATTGCTAATTTTATAAAATCTCCATTGACATCTGGGATACCTTTTGCTGCGTTATTAGACGAAAATAAAATAGCATTATACAATGCTCCTTATGTTGTTGAGTCTGATAGATTTTTAATGAACATACAGTTCTTTAATAATGATAAAAATCAAAATTTAATTCACAACGAATATCAGTTATTAGCAGAAGGCACTACAGATTTACCTAACAGTGAATTAGAGAAAAAATGGATCGATAGTTTAGTTGGTGAAGATATCTTAGGTAATGAAGTACCTGATAGAAAATTAACAGATAAATCAAGATATGGAATATTATCTAGACCTAGACAAACAATGTTTGTTGATCGAAACAAAGCTGTTAAAATTTCAGTAGATTATATAAACAGTGTGTTGTCTAAGTATCCTCTTGCTGATACTGTAAATTATAGCACTCTTAATGCTATAGATGCAGCTCCTGCTAAAGTTAAAAATCTTTATGATGCGTCTTACCCAACCTACGAAGAAATTTTATTAATTAATACTTTTAAAATTAAAACAGCGGTGTTAAGAGCTAATATAATCAACGGTCATATTAATACAGTTGACGTAATTGAACCAGGATATGGATACAAAGTAGCACCTCCTATTAAAATTTTAGGCACTGGCACTGGCGCAGAACTGTTGGCAGTTATTGATACTTTTGGTAAAGTCACTTCGGTTACTGTTGTAAAACCTGGAAAAAAATATTCAACAGCAGCACTACAAGTAAGACCATTTTCAGTTCTTGTAGAATCTGATTCTACAGTAGATGGCTTCTGGAGTATTTGGAGTTTTAATGATAGGTCGTTAGAGTTCTACAGATCTGCTACTCAGTCTTATGACACAACTAAATTTTGGAGTAAAGCTGATTGGTGGGAAACAGGCTTTAACGAAAAATCTAGGATCAAATACAGTTTACCTGGAATATATGCTGAACCAGAAGTAGAACTCAACGTTGGTGAATTATTACGTTTGGAAGATTACGGCGCCGGCGGCTGGGCAGTTCTTGAACGTGTGGCAACTAATGCTACACTGTTAGACAAATATAAACTTGTTGGACGAGAGCTAGGCACTATTAAAATATCTGATCGATTCTATAATAGGAACACTGATTCTTACGGGTACGATCTAACACAAAGTTTTGACAGTGACAAATTTGATACATCGTCAGCACTGGAATTTAGAAATATATTAAAAGCTGTAAAAGAAGATATATTTGTTAATGATTTAAATTCTGAATGGAATAAATTATTTTTTGTTAACATACATTATGTGTTCTCTGAACAGTTATATGTGAACTGGGCATTTAAAACTAGTTTCATGAACGCTGTTCATAATGTTGGATATCTAGCAAAGAAACTCAATTATAAGAGTGATAATTTGGCAAGTTTCCAAGAATACATTAATGAAGTTAAACCTTATAGAACAAAAATTAGAAAATATACTAGCAAATATTTAAATTTAGAAAATGCTAGTTTAGTAACATCGGACTTTGATCTTCCACCGACATATAATGTTGATACAAATACTATTGATCCAGTAACACTTGGGTCAGCATTGATAGATCAATATCCTTGGAAAAATTGGTTTGACAATTACAAATATTCAATAACTGATATTACTATTGTTAATTCTGGTATTGATTATACTACTGCTCCGCAGGTAATATTTGAAGGCGGGTCAGGTACCGGAGCAAAAGCTAAGGCATTTATCTCTAACGGAAAAGTAACAGCAATTCAACTATTATCAGGCGGCTACGGTTATACAACAAGACCAATAGTTAAATTAGTTGGCGGTGTAGGCAGCAATATTCAAAATGCTGCTACTGCTGTAGCATTTATTGGAGATTCAAAAGCTAGAACTTTTGATTTGCTAGTTAAGTTTGATCGCTATTCTAAAACAGGCAAATTTAAATCATTTAGTAAAAACGAAAAATTTATTGAATCAGAAACTTTTGCCAGCGGTAGATCATCTTACGATTTAAAGTATCCGTCTACAACTGATAAGTCAAAAATTTCAATAGTTGTTGGCAACGATAAACTATTAGGCAACGAATATACAATTACATTGTTTACTCGAGAAATTGATGGATACACTCAGTTGCGTGGCAGATTAACTTTACCAGCACCTGCTAGTGGAGTTGTTATTGTTTCCTATGAAAAGAATGATCAAATATTAGATGCCCTTAACAGAGTAGACAAATATTACAAACCTAAACAAGGCATGCTTGGATTTGAAAAATCTGAAGTACTTGATGAAAATTATAACGTTACAGAAATTAAAAATGATTATTCTCAATTAATGACTGGTATTGATTACGGCGGAGTCATTGTTCAGGGAGCAACATTTGATGTTGGTGCTGGATGGGATGCCCTACCTTGGTTTACAGAAGGTTGGGATAGTTCTGAAACATTAGATTCTGATTTTTATATTGCTGCCGACGGAAGTACACATTCGTTTACTCTGCCAGAAATACCTAAAGATGGTGTTGAGTTAAACATCTATCAACGTAAAAAATCAACAGGAAAAACTACAAGATTAGATCCTGATCAAATGCCTACTTTTATTGGCGATGGGTCAACATCAGTTGTAACAATACCTGATGAAATATTAGTTCAAGACAACGATGTGTTTATTTTCCGCAAAACAACCAGCGATGGTAGTTTAACAATTGGCGGCCGTAACTTATTAGATGCTAATATCTCAGGCGGAAGTTTATCTGGAATGACAGCGTATTCTACTGCGTTAGGCACAACAGCAGCAGAAATTGTTATCGATGGAGATAGATTTATCAGCCCTGATCAGGTACCTGCTCCTGAAGAAAATGTTCCTGGACAAGTTTTAGAATCGGTGAGTATTAAAGTATTCCACACTGATAGAGAAGGGTCGCCTGCGGTATTGTCGCGTGTTTATGTTGCCAATGGTGTTACCTCGTTGTACGATATAGGTCAGTCAGTATTTGAACAAGCTTCTGTATCAGTATACGTTGATAAAACATTAAAGACATTAGGCACTGATTTTATTGTAGAAACATCTACAAATCAAATAAGATTTATTGGTTCAGCACCTATCGCAAATTCTATTATTGAAATCTTTTCAATATCTGTAGGTGGTGTTGAAATATTAGATGTTAAAGAATTTGTAGGCGATGGCGAAACTAGATACTTTTTAACTGGTGCTGCTTTTGCTGAAACACAATCTATTTTTGCTAGCATTGACGGTATTTCAGTTGTTGCTGGATGGGTAAACAGTAATGGTAGAGTAAATTCTGTTAATCAAACACTAATAGAATTTGGAGCGCCACCTGCGCTAAACAGAAAAATTGTTGTTATAGTGCTATCGGCAGTTAGTCGATCACTGGTTAGATTTAATCAACAGTCGTTTGAAATAACCTCGTCGGTTCGCACATACCCAATAAATTCTTTTGTAACATTTGAACAATCTGCTACTAGTGGAGCAATTGTTGAACTAAATGGAAATACATTAACGTCAGTTGACACAGTATATGTTGTATACTCTGGAAACCCAACAATATCAATTGGCTTAGATCCATTTAGAGACTTTGGATCTATTATTGGATCTGAGATTAAAGTTTATATTAATGGTTCTCTAAAAACATTTGGACTCGACTACGAATTCAACGGAGACACTAACACTGTAATTATTGATACTGAAGTTACACAAATAACTCACGGCGATATAGTTGTTATTGAAGATTATTCTTCAGTGAACTTTAAAATTGAAAATAATAATATTATAATTGATCCGGCTGTTACATTAACCAACGGCGATAATTTAGTAATATTTTGGGCTGATCAATATCCGCAAACAGAGTTATTAAAAGATATCCATACAGGCGGTAAAGTAAATTATCCTATTCAAAGACCGGTGTTGTCAATATCTTATGTTAGAGTTTATAAAAATGGAATTCGTTTAACACCTGATATCGATTACTATGTTTCAAACAATAACACCGCAATTTATATAAAGCAAGAAACATTAGAAACAGACATTATTGAAGTATTAAGTTACTCTAACTCAATTTATAATCCGCCTGTGTCTTGGGAGATTTTTAAAGATGTTTTAAATCAACATCATTTTAATAGATATTCTATTAAAGAAATGATGTTGACAACTGATCTTAATTATTTTGATAACACAGTAATGTTAAATGATGCCAGTACATTACCAATACCTACAGTTGATAGACCTGGTATAATTTCTATTAATGGTGAAAAAATACAATATTTTTCTAAAGACGGTAATACGTTAACAAACATTAAACGAGGAATGTATGGAACCAGCATTCCAACAATACATATTATTGGATCAGTAATAGTTGATTCTAGCTACACTGAATATTTGCCATACAAAGAATCTCAAGAAAAAGAAGATTTTATCAGCAGCGGAACACCTGATGATTCCACAATTGGTTCTGCTCAAACAGTAGGCCCGTTGACATATGTGCCCTTAAAATCATCTAGAGTTTGGGAAAAAATAACTAAAGTTATTTCTGGATTAAAAGATCAAGACACAATAACAGTAACGTCTAATACTAGCCTAGCTGTTGGTCAATATGTTAAAGGAACAGGAATCTCGGCAGATACTAGAATTACTGCTATTTCTGGAACAACAATTACACTGAGCAATAACAATACTGCGTCAGTAAGCGGTTCTGGAATATTTTATACTATTCCTGAAGATCACGGCCCTTGCGACGAAATTGAAGTTTTTGTAGGCGGTCGTCGATTACGCAAAGATCCTATGTATGTTTACAACAGCAGTGTGGGTTCAGATAGCCCACAAGGTGACATTCTTATAGAAGCAGAATTTAGCGTAGATGGTACTACAGAGTACGTGAGATTAACCACAGTACCAGCAGCTGGACAAAGAGTTACAATAATTAAAAGAACAGGCAATACCTGGTATAATCTAGGTGCTGAGAGCGTTACAAACGGGTTAGGAATGAGCCAAAGTACCACACCAATTGTTAAGTTCCTACAACAAGCAACAACAAAATTGCCATAATAAATACATCATATGAGACAAGAAGAGCCCAACACTATGCCAGAAAATAACAAAGTAAATTTACAGTCACCGCAGAAGCCCAACGAAACTTCTGGGTTTCACATTGAAGGTCATATTAAGATTTTTGATCCAGAAACCAAAGAAGTGTTTATTGACAAACGCAATGCTATTCACTATGAAAATATGAGTATAGCAATGGCGCAAAGTTTAAGCAATCAGGGTAGCGGATGGATATCAGAAATGGTATTTGGCAACGGAGGCACAGTAGTAGATCCTACAGGACTTATTACATATCTAACACCGAATACAAATGGTATAAATTCTAGTTTATATAATCAAACCTATACTAAAGTAGTTGATCAAAACTCAGCTACTAATACTGATACTATTAGAAATAAAATGGAAGTTCGACATATAACAGGGGCAACATATTCGGATATTGTGGTATCTTGTTTACTTGATTATGGTGAGCCAAGCGGCCAAGAAGCATTTGACAATTCTGTAGATATGAACGGAGATTATGTATTTGACGAGTTAGGTCTTAAATCTGCGGTCACAGATAAGTTGTTAACACATGTGGTGTTTCATCCAGTACAAAAATCTTTGAATAGATTAATACAGATTGATTACACTATTAGAATACAAAGCCTAACAGGCTTTACTGAGGTATAAAAATGCCATATCAAGTATTTTTTACAGACCAAACTTTAAATCCAGAGCCATTAGAAGTACAAGATAATACTTCTAACGTAGACACATCAATTACAATACCTGGCAGAAATGTCACAGGGTACGGTAAAATAATTGCTGAAAATTTTGTGCGTTTATTAGAAAATTTTGCCAGTGATGTTGCTCCGCCAAGTTCAAAAGCAGTCATTGGGCAGCTTTGGTATAATTCTAATGAAAATAGTTTAAAAATCTTTGACGGCATTGATTGGAAACCAACTAGCGGTATTTCTACTTCACCAACCGAACCACAAGCAGCCAACATTGGTGACCTGTGGGTAAACAACAGTACTCAACAATTATACCTTTGGTCTGGTTCTACATGGGTATTAGTTGGCCCTCAATTTAGTGAAGGCACTAAATCCGGTCCATTAGTTGAAAGTCTTTTAGACATTGATAACAGAACAAGAACTGTTATTATTTTTTATACAAGAGATATTCCAGTTGTTATCATTAGTAAAGATACATTTATTCCTAAGGTTGTTATCCAAGGATTTACAAGTGTTCAAACTGGAATTAACATTACAACTAGAACAGACATTTCAGAAGACTCGGTTATTCCAAAATTAATTGGTCGAGCTACTTCTGCTGATGCGTTAGCAATTGGAACAGCAGAAATTCCTTCGACGTCATTTATACGACGTGACCAGATTGAAACAATCTCAGCACAATTTAACGTTAGAGATGACTCTGGGTTGTTTATAGGAACAAACGGAAATTTTAACTTAGCAGTAAAATCAGCTAACGCAGTTTTATACAATTCAACGCCAGGCGGCTCTATTGATATTCAATCAAGTAGAACAGGCAGTTTTGGTGTTCCAACAACAGTTATTCGTGTTATAGAAGATAAAATTGGGGTTAACAATTCAACACCAACTGCTACACTTGATATTATTGGAACTGTTAAAATTGCTGGTACTGCGTCTATCATCGACGAGTCCAACTCTACAAATTTACTAAATGGTAGTTTTGTAACTCAAGGCGGTATGGCTGTTAGTAGAAATCTTAATGTTGGCGGCGACCTAAGTGTATTAAGTGGAAGTCTGTTTACTAAGTCTATTAAACCTTTAACAGCTTCAGAAACTATCGGTGAATTAGGCAATCGATACAAAGTGATATATGCTGACCAGTTGGTTGCTAACACCTTTACTGGTACATTGACTGGTAATATTTCAGGAACTGCTAATTCGGCTACATCACTAACAAACTCGACTAACTTTAAATTAGAAGGTGACGTTTCTAGTAACGTAGTATCATTTAACGGTACTGGTAATCTTAACAAAACATTTACTACAACATTAACATCAGATATTATTTCTAATAAAGCATCACTTGGTGTTATTCAGCCTAATGATGAACTATTAGTATATAGAAATAACACAGGTTTGAGAAAAGTAACACGGCAGACATTTTTAGATGATGCTGCGGTTCCGATTGGATCAATATTTCCTTATGCTGGAACAACTGCTCCTACAGGTTATTTGTTGTGTGATGGTGGTGAATTTGAATTATATCGTTATAGAGAGCTTGGAGGAGTGTTAGGAACCACATACAATGGAAGTACTCCGTTGTTAGGGTCTCCAAAAGGAGCAACTTTTAGGGTGCCTGATTTACGAGGAAGATTTGTATTAGGCAAACAAAATATGGATAATGAAACTACAATTCCGTTTCCAGGCGGCTCATCAGCCCCAGATGCTGGCGGCGGATTAGTAGTACCACCAAGAGTTGCTGACGGACAGGCAGCTATATTAGGTGGCACTGGCGGTGACGATCAATATGTAATTGAGCAGTATAACATTCCTGACCATGACCATGATCTAGTAGGTAGAAGGGCAGATAACACACCAAGTGGTTCACAATTCTACGTAATAAACGACATGTCGTCTGCGCAGCCTACAGATAGTTCGCCATTTACATTAATTGGTGGTTCTGGTCGATTAAATGAAAGAACAAAAGCAGGTACGGTTATTGGTGGCGCACAAAAAATGTCATCAAGTGGCCTAGTAAGAATCAATATTGAAGATAAACGAACACCTGGAAATTCTGATTCGTTGATTGGAAGACCGTTTAACGTAATGAATCCGTTCATAACGATGAATTATATTATACGTAGTGGAAAACCAAGTAACGATTAACGGAGCGATTAATGGCATATACAATAAACAAAACTGACGGCACTACAATAGCAACGGTCGTTGACGGGCAAATAAATCAATCAGCAACAAGTATTACACTGATTGGAAAAAACTTTAGCGGATTTGGTGAATACCTAAACGAAAATCTTGTTAAAATTTTAGAAAATTTTGCCAGCACAGGAGTTGAGCCAACACCAGCATTGACAGGTCAGCTTTGGTATGACCTAGAAGAAAATCGAGTAAAAGTTTATTCTGGAACTGAGTGGAAAGCAGTTGGAACATCAGCATTAGCATCGACAAGACCTTTAGATATCAGCACTGGAGATTTTTGGTTTAATACTACTGATAATCAGTTATATTTTTATGACGGATCAAGAGACTATTTGATTGGACCAGACTATTCAGTATCTCAAGGGCAATCGGGACTCAAAGTAGAAACCATAGAAGATTCATCTCGAAGAAACAGAACAGTGGTAACACTGTATATAGGAAATGCGATTGGCGGATTTTTTAGTGCTGTAGAATTTACTCCAAGATTTCCAATACCAAATTATGCTGCCAATATTATAAGAATTGGTTTTAATCCGCTTAATGATGCTTTCAAATTTGTAGGTACTTCTAATAACTCAGATAAACTAGGTAATGTTGAAGCTATTTTTTATGCTAGAAAAAATCAAGCCAACATTTTTACTGAACAGCTGACAATATCAAATGATCAAGGTATACGTTGGGGAACAGGACCTCAAGGTCAAGCAGGCGTTGAAAGCGGCGGCGATGTATATTTTAGAAACTCGTCTAACAATTACAAAATGGCGTTTAAGGTAACAAAAAATAATAATTCCTTAACCGCAATGACTATTGAGCCTAGCAGTACAGGTGACGATGTAATTAATATTTTCCAATCAAACGCCAACAGTCGAGTTAATGTAGGCGGCGATATGATCATTGCCGGAGACCTAACAGTTGAAGGCGCAACAATTACAATTCAGTCAGAAACTCTTACACTAAAAGACAAAAATATTGAACTGGCAGTTCCTAGTTCAGGATCTCCATCAGATACTGGCGCAGACGGCGGTGGCTTAATTTTAAGAGGCAATACTAATCATTCGATACTATGGGATAATGCTACAAACACTTGGGTGTCTACAGAATCGATTGATATACCTAGTTTAGGATCTTATAAAATAGACGGAGTTCCGGTATTAGAAGATACTGGATCAGGTATACAATTATCAGTTGCTGTTACATCTGCCCCAGGTGTAACAAGTTTTGGTGTATTGAATAATTTAACAATTGATAATATTGTATTGAATGACAATGTTATTTCTAACAACGGCAGCACACTGCCTTATACAGATGGCGGAAATTCGGGTGGTGTAAATGCTACGGATTTACACATAGAGCCTCGAGGTGATTTATATCTTGATGGTTCTACAAGCCCAAAAATTATTGGTATACAAACTACCAACGAAAATAGTGTTATCCAAACAGTCGAAGCACAAGGAGTGTTAACTGCGACTGAGTTGTCAGAAGCCACAAGTAAAAAATATGTTACAAACTTAGTTAGGTCTAGAAGCATTGCGTTGACAATGGATGTTACTGGAAGAGGCCTTATTGGGTATGATTCTGACGAACCTGTTGGCCTTACTGATTCGGACGTTGAAGCTGAATTAACTTCAATTGCTCCAGTTAATGAATACGAAGTAGGCACTATCGCAAGAATAGCAACTTGGAGATATTTCTTAGAAAATATTCCAGCTGTGTCTACAGTTGGCGTTCAGTGGACTGGCGGAAATATGATAGCTACAGAAACATTATATGATGTGACTGGAGCATTAACTCCGTCGGGAACTCCGGGCACTTACAACGCAATTAAAGAAGTATCAGTCGATTCACAAATACCAACACAAAAACCTCCAAGATTTTATGTTGTTAGAGGATTAATTACTTGTATTTTAACACAAACAGGACCTACAACAATTGAGTGGGTATTAGACACAAGAACAGAAGACGACGACGTACCAGGTGCTAGTGGAGCTGGAATAAGCAGCTTTATTAGACCACTATGGTAAATTAAATAAACTGACGGAAGAAGCAGATGCCATATCAAATTAATAAATTTAACGGTGATAGATTAGTTGTACTAGAAGACGGTACACTTGATTCTACGACCAGTGTAGGACTAGTAGGTAAAAACTTTGCCGGTTATGGCGAAATACAAAATGAAAATTTCCTATGGTTGTTAGAAAATTTTGCTGGTACTGCTGCTCCAAACAAAGCAATAATTGGTCAACTGTGGTATGACGCCGATGCTCAGCGTATTAAAGTTTATACTGGTACAGCATGGAACATTGTAGGAAATACAACTATTTCCGCTGCGCAGCCAATTGAAAATGCGCCAGGCGACGGATGGTTAGATACAGATTCAAATCAGTTTTATGTCTATGACGGTACAGAATTTAAATTTGTAGGGCCTGAAGCAGTTACTGATTTTGGCACAACACGATTAGTGTCTACAAAAATAAGAGATACTGGATCAACTTTCCGTCCAGTAATTAAAGTAACTTTAAACGATACAGTAATAGGTATAATTACGGAAAGAGATTTTGATATACTTGTTGCTGATGCTGTGCCTGGATTTAGTTCTTTAAAGAAAGGTATAACTTTATCTTCAACATCATTCTTAAAAGGCGCAGTAGTAGGCAATGCTTCGTCGGCTAGTACTTTAGAAACTCCACGTACTATTAACGGGGTGTCGTTTGACGGGTCTGCTAACATAGTTGTTAAATCTAGTACCACTAATTATCTTGTTGGCGGAAACTATATTGTTGGCAATGATTTTGATGGTTCTGCTACCACTTCATGGAGCATTGATGCTACATCGTCTAATATTGACGATAAAATAGTAGCTAGAGATAGTTTAGGAAATTTTTCAGCAAGCACAATAACAGCAGATTTAACAGGTAATACAACTGGAACACATTACGGAAACGTTCAAGGCAACGTTGCTGGAAACACATTAGGAACACATACTGGGCCAGTTATTGGCAATGTAACAGGTAATGTAACAGGCACTGTAACAGGAGCAGTAAACGGATTAATTGGTAACACGTCTCCAACATCGGCAACATTTACTGTAGTTTCAATAAATGATGAATTAAAATTTTTAGGATCTGCTGGAACTAGCGGTCAAGTTTTAAAATCAAGAGGTGCTGGATTGTCACCAGAGTGGGGATCTGCTACAATTGATCTTACTACTCAAGTAACAAACACATTATCTGTTGGCAACGGCGGCTTAGGAAGAAACACTTTAACACTAAATCATTTAGTAGTTGGTGGCGGCGGATCCCCAGTCCAATTGATTGCTCCTGGCCCGTCTGGTAATATTTTATCATCAACCGGTGTAGCATGGGAAAGTATACCTAACGGTATTGTAGCACAAGTAGCATATTTCGCAAGACAAACAGCACCATCAGGATGGCTTGTGTGTAATGGCCAAGCAGTGTCTAGAACTACATATTCAACTTTATTCTCAGCAATTGGGTCATTGTGGGGCGGCGGTGACGGCGTAACTACATTTAATCTTCCTGATCTTCGCGGCGAATTTATCCGAGGATGGGATGCTGGTCGAGGTGTTGACGAAGGAAGAACATTTGCTTCGCAACAAACAGATTCTATTGAATCACATGGACACATATTTGACGATATTCGTTGGAGTGAAATTAGCGGAAGTTATACGTACAATGATCCTCAGCTAGGAACTATTAGTGTTGGGCCAGGGGCTGGTTCAAATAGAGGTACTGACTATGATAACGGTGCCCATTTCTTACAGCACGGAACATACAACACAGGTATACACGAGACTCGTCCACGAAACGTGGCAATGTTACCATGTATAAAATTTTAATTGGAGCAATAAATGCCATATCAGGTAGATAGATACAACGGAACACTATTTTCAACAGTCCCTGATCAAACAGTAGACTCGTCAAGTTGCGACATTAAACTAGTCGGCAAAAATTATGCTGGATATGGCGAAATTCAAAATGAGAATTTTTTACACCTGTTAGAAAATTTTCGTAGCGAGTACGCTCCTAGACGACCAATAGTTGGTCAAATATGGTATGACGAATTAAACAATAAATTAAAATTTAGAGATTATACAAATACGTGGAAAACAACAGCAATTGTTGATGTTTCTGCTACAGCACCAACAGGTCTAGCAGTTAGGGATAAAGGCAACATTTGGTATAATGACTCTCTTAAACAAATAAATGTTTGGGATGGTCTAAACTTTGTTGCTATTGGTCCAGAACTTGCTGTAAATTTTGGCGAAACTAAATTAACATCTGGCACTATACGTGATAACGGCAATACTCAACACGCTATAATCAAAATATATTCTGACGACACGGTTGTTGGAACTATCAGTAGTGACGAATATTCTATCGGTGACGTAGATGAAATCGATGGATTTACCACAATCAAAAAAGGTGTAACATTAGTTAATACACCAACGTCTGGTGTTACTACATCTGATCACAGATTTTGGGGCACCGCAAGTAATACGTTAAAATTTGATGGAAAAACCACCGCAGATTTTGTATTAAGAACAGGGTCTGGATCGACATTTGGTGATACTGGATTTACTGTAGGCAATGATTCGGATATAAAAATATTTGTAGAAGATACAAATAAACCTGTAATATCTAACCAAGTTGGTAGTAGTATACGTGTTAGAATTATGAATGGCACCATTAAAGAAGATGTTGGCGTATTCGATATTACTGGCATGATACCCGGTACTAATGATACTTACAATCTTGGTTCGTCTATTAAAAAATGGAATGAAATCCATGCTACTGATTTATTTGGTAATGTTAGAGGGTCAGTAACTGGTAATCATTATGCTGAAGATGATTCAGTAATGATAAACGGTGTAACTAAACAGTTATTTGGTTCGTTAACAGGGTCGTTAGACGGCACACTTAGAGCATTAGATAGTAGTGTTGCTTACGATGGCGCTACTAAAACATTTACAGGTACTGGGGCTAATTTTGTTAATTCTTCAATAGATACATTGACAGTTATTAATCAAGTAATTGGAGATCTTAAAGGCGATATTTACGCTAACGATAATACTATTGCGTACAACGCAGGCACAAAACAATTTACAGGATCATTGGTTGGAAACGCAAATACATCTAGTAAATTTTTAGATCCAAAATATATTAACGGTGTTGCTTTTGATGGTTCTACGAATATTACTATCGAAGATGACACTAAGGTTGCTAAATTAGGAAGCTCAATGACTGGCTATTTGACTCTAGTCGGAGCTCCAACACAACCAAATCATGCGGCTACCAAACAATATGTTGATGATAAAGTAGCTTCAAGAACATTATTTTTTAGTTTAGACACAAAAGGATTGTTATTATCAGGAGCTGGTTCAGGTTCAGTGGTAGCTATATTAAATCAGTTAGCCCCTACAGCGAATTTTTTACCTGGAACTAGAGCGCACATTGCCAGCACTATTCAAAACGTTCAGTCAGTGGCATCTTTACAATATCAGTCAAGAATTGGCTCAACATATTTGGTTGGTGTATCGGTTCAGACCACTATGCAAAATCCTACTAGAAACAATCTTTTGATATATCAAGTTAATTCTTCAGGGACAAGTTGGGAATATGTATCAGGTTAATCTTGTTGAAAATTATATGACTAATGTTGACGAAGTCATTAGTCTAGCCGAACAGCACCTAGATAAATTTACAGATAGGGGCCCTGGAAACATTCATAGTTTTAAAACCAATTACGGTCATAGTAAAATGAAAAGTTTATTTTATTTTAATATGAGTGAAGAACTAAAAAACGCAGTGTTTAAAACCATTCCAGATGATAGAGAATTTGTATCAACATTTACTATTAACCGATACGAACCTGGCGATTATCTAATAAGGCATAAAGACAGCAGCGCAGGTTATTGGAAATTCAAATTAATTTTTCTTAGAAGCGATAAATCGCATTTTAAATATTATGATGAACAAGGAACAGGTTACATTGTTGATGAAAAACCAGGAGCATATTTAGATATGCCAGTTCATTTAGAACACGAAGTAACAGAAATTGGTGCTGATGAGCAACCAAAATACAGCCTAGTGCTTACATGGGGAAGAATTTAATATGGCAAAAGTAGCTAGAGATTTATTATTCATTAAATCTACGGGAGTTCTTATAGGAGAACTAGGACCGGAGACAGATAGGGAATCTTTAAATTTTGAAAAATTTTTAATTAAAAGCGTAGAGCTTGATCCTGAACTTGGTGAATATTGGTACGGTGATCACGACTCGGGTGAGATTAGATCTAAAGTTGAAAAGCCTGTGGTCACAGAAAGCTATATTAAATTTGATTCTAATATGGTAGTTCATGCTCATTATCCTATACACAAGCAGATTAACATAATAATAGATATGTTAGATCAGTCTGGACTGCCTAAAACTGAGGCTTTTACACGTCTTAAAGAGTATATTGATAAAGTCAAAGCACAACATTTGGAGCAAATTACCGCATACAGTTCGCATCCTGAAGCATACACGTGGGTTTCTGAAGAGGAAGAACACGATATAATTGACAAGAAGCGTAGATTCGAGTAAGAATAAATATAGAAAACTGGAACAAACATGACCTATCGCGTAGACAGATATAATAGAACTTTTTTAACAAATGTTGCTGATGGCACCATTGATAGTACCACTGATCTACGGTTCGTAGGTAGAAACTATTCTGGGTACGGGGAAATTCAAAATGAAAATTTTCTACACTTATTAGAGAATTTTTCAAATACAGTAGCTCCGGCTAGACCTATTAGTGGACAAATATGGTACGATTCAGGTACAAAAAAATTAAAATTTTATGATGGTGTTAAATTTAAAGTAGCAAGCGGTGCTGAAGTAGCATCTACTGCCCCGTCTGGCCTAGCCGCAGGCGATTTATGGTTTGACAACGGTACTAATCAGTTATCAGCATGGAACGGATCTAGCTTTGTATTAATTGGCCCCCAAAGTGCTCCTGGTTTTGGTACTTCTCAGATTGTTACACAAGTAGTCAAGGATGTTAACAACACTTCTCACGTTATTTTACGTGCGGTTGTTGGTGGTGTTACTACCGCAGTATTCAGTAACGATCCTGATTTTACATTATCGTCATCTAATACCATTGGCGGTTTTTCAGAAACTGGTCGACAAATTAAGAAAGGTATTACCCTAAATTCTGTTATTTCAACAGGCGTCAGTGATGCTGCTGGATATAGATTCTGGGGAACTGCTAGTAACTCAGAAAAACTTGGTGGCCAACCAATTGAAAAATTTATTCGTAGTGATTCTGAAGGTGGTTTTACTGCTGAAATTAATTTCAAAGCAGGGCTAACTGTTAATTCGGGTAACAGAAAAGATCTTAGAGTTTGGATCAACACCAACCAACAACCAACTATCGAAAATCAAGTTAACGGACCGATAGTATTAAGAATTTCTAACAGCGGGTCAAACGTTGATAAAGACGACATGCTGATTATGACTAGAGAACAGTTTGATAATACAGATGCTAGTTCTGCTAATGCGTTATTTCCAGGTGCTACCGGAAGATTGAATTTTGGTACTTCTACAAAACAGTGGAAAACAATTTATGCTAATACAGTTCAGGCAAATCTTGTTGGTAACGTTACAGGAAATTCTGTAGGTTCTCATAAAGGAAATCTTTTAGCAGCCAACGATACTGTGGCCTTTAACGCAACTACTCGATCATTTGTTGGCGATAACTTTACAGGATCATTTACAGGGCCAATTAACGGTCAATCAACATCATCAATAACAGCATCAAAATTAAACAATCTTGATCCTAGCGAATTGGCAACGCCCGGTGTTGCTACAATTCCTATTAGAACATCGGCTGGTATAATTCGAGCAGCTAGATTTGAAGGGCAGTCAACTGATACAATTACTGTAAATGGCAGAGCATTATCGGTAACAAAAGATCCAAACACTGTGGTATTAAGAAATAACGGTGGTGATGTAGAAGCTAGATATTTCAATGGTACCGCCACATCAGCACAATACGCTGACTTAGCAGAGATATATAAAACTGATAAAGAATATGAAGTTGGAACTGTAATTGCTGTAGGCGGCGAATTTGAAGCTACAGAAGCTAGTTTAGGTGACAGAGCTATCGGTGTAATATCAGAAAAACCAGCATACTTGATGAACAAGGATGCGGAAGGCCAAGCAGTAGCATTAAAAGGTCGTGTGCCAGTTAAGGTTTCTGGTGTTGTTAAAAAAGGTCAACGACTTGTAGCAGGAGTTTCTGGTAGAGCAGTAGCTGCCACTCATCATACAATGATGGATGTTTTTGCCATAGCATTGGAATCACATCTAGAACCAACAGATGGCGTTATTGAAGCAATTATAATATAAGGATTAGAGATGGCATTACCAGCAAGCGCAGCAGCACAATTTGACCCAGTTAGATTTAGTGATTATAATAATCTCTATAACTATGTTGCCGATACATTAGGCCCTATACCTGTTGACGGCGGCAACGTCTTTGGATATAGACTAGGGCGCGGCTATGGTCAGCTAACTACTAGTTTTAATTCTTTACTGTATCCATTTCTAAGAACTATTACAAATATTACCAACGCTAGTCCTCCAGTTGTTACAACATCACTAAATCACAATTTAGTAGCTGAAGAACTTGTATATTTGGCAAACTTCACACAAGGTGGGTGGAACACATCTACCTTAGAATCAAATTATTTTGTAGTTGACCAAGTGTTAACGCCTACAACATTTACTCTTAGAGGAGTTGATACACGAACAACCAACGGCTTTGTAACTTGGGGTGTTGGTCAAACAGCACAGTGTACGCAGCCAATTATATCTGCTAATCAATTTAACAATTTAAGAGCTGACGTTAATAAAATTTATAAACATACCACAGGTGTTAACGCAACACAAGGACAAATGCCTACAGTGGTAAGAAACGCAGGTATCAATCATAGCGTTTATTTGCCTTATTATAATTTAATAGACAGTGTTTACAATGCTAATTTAAAATTAGGCGAAAGTATAGAATATCTAACACCAACTAGACCAACTAGAACTGCTAGTTGGAACTCAAGTATAGTCACTGAGTTTACAGTTGAGTTTCCCACAGAATATGACTTTGTTCAGTATTTTAATACTGGCGGGCTATTAAAGATGAACATATTAGTAACTTCTATCTCTGATGCTGCTAGAACTACTAAAAATCAATCATACGCAGATTTAGCCACAAATAATTTTCCATTGTATTACGGAGCATATCCTAAAGCCACAATGGGGTACACCGATACAACAAAATGGGCATCGGCAGGTGCTTATCAAGCTAGCTTGGCTGGATATACTGAAATTTATAGAGTTAATCCAACAGGAACATACGCGGTAAACTATTATAGACTACAACATCGTTTAATTAATGCTAGACGCTTGTCTTTTGTTCTTACTGCGGTAGACGATGTATCAAACGCATTTGCTCAAGACGTTACAGCAGACTTTGAATTTAATCTAAGTTTTATCTATACAACAGGATCGATTACTTTGGGCTTTAACCCATTGACTCAATTATCTGTAAACTATCAACAGACCTGGCAAGGTTCATAAACGTTCGCATTCTAAATATCCTAGCATATATACACTGTGCTAGGATATTTTTATGGATAAAAATCTTGAATCAATAATTGAACTATCGGATAAAATGTTATCCTTTAGGACTCAGCGTCTTTACATAAAAGAAAAATTTGAAGCTGATACAGTATTTGGCTACAGTGGCGGAATATTTAAAATTGATCAGTCTTTTATTTCTTATGTTAAAGTTATGATTGATTTAGGAAAAAAATCAAACACAGTTATACTCGACATAAATTCAAATCCAATAATGATAGAAAATTTAGATAATTTTCTTGTAGAAATTATTGACAGATACGTGAGTGCGTTAAATCGATATCACGCAGAGTATCAAGAACTTAAATCAACCAAACCTGGTTCTTGGAAAATTTCACGTAAAGTATGAACGCTGGAGCATTGATATTTGCCCATAATTCAGAGACATTAAACTATTTAAAGATGTCTTTGATAGCCGCTGGGCTTGTTAAAAAAAATTTAAATGTACCAGTTTGTTTGATCACTGATCAATATAGCATCGATCAAACAGATATTGATATTGACAAATATGTTGATTATGTAAAACTAATTCCTAGACCAGAAATTAATAATTACAGAAATTTAAATAATCAACGTTGCCAATTTATCAACGGTAACAGATTTTCTGCTTGGAAACTAACGCCATTTGAGCGCACATTAGTAATAGATTCTGATTTATTAATATTGTCCGACAGTTTGGCCCAGCATTGGGAGTCAGATGATTTTGTAATGTGCGGAAGAATGAACGACATTACTGGTAACAAATTAGACAACGATGATTTAAGAGTGTCTGATCACAGTATACAGTTACGTTGGGCCACGGCAATAATGTTTACAAAAAATAGTTATACTGAAAAAATATTTGATCTTGTAGAATACATAAAACAAGAATACAGATATTTTTCAGATTTATATGAATTTGATCCTAGAAATTTCCGTAATGACATTGCCTTTTCAATTGCTAATCACATAATAAACGGATTCAAAGAAATTGATACGCATTTGCCTTCGCCGTTATTTTTTACAGATACTGATACTATTTTGTCTGTTAATGACAATCAAATATTAATTCAAGCAGTTACTAATTCAAAAAATATTATAATTCCAGTATCTGGGTACGATGTACATTTTTTAAACAAAAAAAATATTTTAGAAAACTATCAAAGTTTGTGGGAGTTAGCATGTTTGGATACTTGATTGTAATTTCAAACGATGCTAATAAAAATTACGGAGCAATGGCTTCGCTATTAGCAATGTCTATTAAACATACTCAACCGTCGGGATACGACAATGTTGCGTTAGTTACTGATAGCGAAGAACAATTAAAAATTTTTAGAAATTTACCATACTTTGATAGAGTCATACATTGGGATCAAAAAAAGCATTGGGATGGTCGTAGTTGGATGGACAAATTAAGCCCTTGGGCTGAAACGATTTGTCTTGATGCTGATATGATTTTTACAAGAGATTACAGCCATTGGGTAGACTATTTTATAAAAAATTGCGAGTTGTATATATCACCAACTGCTTATACATTTAGAGGTGACCCGTTAACTTCTACGTATTACAGAGAAACATTTGTAAAAAATGATATTCCTAGTGTATATTCGGCATACACGTATTTTAATAAAACCAGTGAACTTGCTAGAGATTTTTTTAATCTACAAAGAATGATAATTGAAAATCCTTTGGAATTTAAAAATAACTATTTTGATAAATCACCACCGGAAGTAATAGGAACTGATGAAGCATTTGGACTAGCAGTTAAAATTTTAGATATTGAAGATCAAGTTGCTTATAAACTTCCATTTCCAAGATTCGTTCATATGAAACCCATGGCACAGGATTTTCGTATACCTATTTCTCGTACAGGTTTAGATCTAGGATATTATTTTAAAAAAAATAACAAATTAAAAATAGGACAATTTGCTCAAACAGACATTGTTCATTATGCTGATAAAGATATTAATTTAGAAAACATGATTAAAAATTATCAACAACTAATGATACAAGGATTAAAAGCCAATGGTTGATCTTTACAAAATATGGGTTGAAAAAACTACAGGATCTATAATTTTGTATACTAACAGTGAATTGCCTGAATTAGATAATTCAATTTATGTTAGCTATACTGTGCCTGACCAATTTTCTAATATTTTCGATAAAGTTAAAATAGGAGAATTGCCTTTAGGCAGATTGCGAGTAAATGTAGAAAGCAAAGATTTTAAGATTTTTAATTTAGATGATTTATCATTTGACGATCCTGAGTACGGCAAATGGACAATGTTAACAGGGTATAGAAAAAATCCTCCAGCATACGCAGATGTAGTTTTAAAAATTTTTAGCAAACAATTTAAACCGTATTTGTCAATTAAATTTGTTGGAGACCCAGAATTATTAAAAGATCCAAAAAGACATAATTTAGATTTTTATGTTACTGCGTTAAATGATATTAATTGTTTATATGAAGCATTTCACACTAACTTTGATCAGCTAGACAAAAATTATGAAATTGTATATCCTATAGAACGTGTAGAACCTGATAACTTATTCCAAAACAATTTTAGCATTTATTATAGAAAAATTTTTAAAACGGTGTATTACATAATAGAATGAAAACAACAGATTTAGATTTAATTTTTATCAGTTACGATGAACCCAACGCAGACATCAACTTTGCTGATTTGGAAAAAATAGCTCCTTGGGCAAAACGTGTACACGGTGTTAAAGGCAGCGACCACGCACATAAAGCAGCAGCTGAATTGTCCTCGACTGAATGGTTCATCACTGTTGACGGCGATAACAAAGTTGATCCTAAATTTTTTAATATTGAAATAGAAAATCTTCCAGGTATTAATGTCTACAGTTGGTGCGGAAAAAATTCTATTAACGGGTTAAGATACGGCAACGGTGGACTAAAGATTTGGAACAAACAATTTGTTTTAGATATGAAAACTCACGAAGCTGCTGACAGTGAAAACGCACAAGTTGACTTTTGTTGGGAAAATGGGTATATGAATTTTCCAACAGTATTCAGCGAAACAATAATTAACTCTAATCCATTTCAAGCATGGAGAGCAGGATTTCGTGAAGGTGTTAAGATGCTGCTCAAAGACGGAGTTAAAATAGAAAAGTCTAAAATAAAAACAGAGGTATACTGGCATAACTTACATCGTTTGCGTATGTGGAGTTGTATTGGCGCACATGTTCCTAACGGAAACTACGCAATACTAGGAGCCAGGATGGGCAGTTGGATGACCTATTGCACAGATTGGAATTATATTGATGTTAGAGATTTTGATGTTCTTAAAAACATCTACAATGCTAATGTCACACATGACCAAATAGAAAAAGATATACAAGAATTATCAGTTACATTAAGAAACGAACTTGGATTAAATTGGGCCAACTTTGATGCTAAACAAAGTGAATACATTTGTGAAATGTATGAAGAATCTATAGCATTAGGCCAAACATATTACAACAAGGCACCAATATGGAAAAGTTTTTCTTAAGTTACGACGATCCTAATCTAGTAGAAAATTTATCTAAAGCTAGAGTATTCATGCCGGATATTATTCAAGTAAACACAAAACAATCTATAGCAGCAAGCCATCAGTCCTGTGGAAAACAATCTTTAACTAGTCAATTTATGGTTGTAGATGCTGACGCATATTTGTTAGATAATTTTAATTTAGTAGAAATTTATAATATATGTAAAGACCCAAATTGGGTTTATATTTTTTCTGCGATTAATCCAGTTAATGATCTTGAATATGGGCATGGAGGAATAAAAATTTTTCAACGTAAATTTTTTGAAAATAACAACGTAGTAGATTTTTCTACAAGTTTTTTAGGAAAAATACGCACTGTAAAAAAGACTTTAAATATTCATCGTTTTAATACAGATCCGTTCCATGCTTGGAGAACAGCATTTCGAGAATGTGTTAAACTAAGTTCGTCGACTATTGTTAATGGCAATAGTATAGACAACGAATATAGATTAACGACTTGGTGCGAAAAAATTAACAATGTTGAAAACGCAGAATACGTAAAAATTGGCGCACTACAAGGCAGAGATTACGGAAATAGTAATAAAAATCGTCCTGAAGAAATACAAAAAATAAATGACTTTACATGGTTAAAAAAATCTTATGAACAAGTGGTACAACGATAGACTTGAATACAAGCAAGACCTAGACAAAATAGGACACGGGTTCTGTACGGCTAAATGGTCACAAGTCACTGTTCATCTTGGTTCTGGACACAATCATAGCTGTCATCATCCTAGAACGCATTTTATTCCTATACATGAAATAGTAGAAAATCCTAGTGCTCTACATAACACTAAATTTAAAAAGAATATTCGAAAACAAATGCTTAATGGCGAACGGCCAATTGAGTGCGATTATTGTTGGAAAGTAGAAGATGCTGGTGAGCCTCTTAGTGATAGAATATTAAAAAGTTATGAACCATGGAGTCGTGATTATTTTGACCGTTTTATAAAAGCCGGAGCAGACGATAATGTTGACCCTACATATTTAGAAGTTAGTTTTTCAAATGTTTGTAATTTTAAATGTTCGTACTGTTCGCCCGATGTTAGCAGTCAATGGATGGAAGAAATTAAACAGCACGGCCCGTACCCTACCTCTATACGATATAACAACATAGACTGGATTGAGCAACAGGATAAAATGCCTATTCCTGAGCGTGAGTATAATCCTTACGTAGAAGCATTCTGGAAATGGTGGCCAGATTTATATAAAAATTTACATACATTTCGAATCACCGGCGGAGAACCTTTATTAAGTAAACACACGTTTCGAGTTCTAGATTATATAATTGAAAACCCTAATAAAAATTTAGAACTTGGAATAAACAGTAACTTCTGTGTGCCCGACGAAGTGTTTGAAAAATTTCTATCTAAATTAGAAATTATTCAAGAAAGGCGACTAGTAAAACATTTGGTAATTTATACCAGTTGTGAAGCTGCTGGTACTAAGGCAGAGTATATTCGTCACGGTCTTAGTTATGCTAAATGGTTTTCAAACTGTAATATGTTTTTAGACAGAGTTCCTAATGCCAAGTTAGGAATTATGAGTACATATAATGCGCTATCAGTAACTAGTTATACTGAGTTCTTAAAAGATATGTGGTTATTAAATTATACGCATAAGAAAAAGAAATGGTATCAGTCAGTGGCTAATTTATTTGTGTCTGGAAATTTAGGACAGCATCCTTTAATACTAGATATACCATATCTTAATAACCCCCCGCATCAAACTGTAGGCATTCTTACTGCTGATTATATTCCACAAATTCAATCTTCAATTGATTATATGAATGCTAATAAAGAGTTTTATAAATCCGAAACTCAAAAATTAGAAAGATTGTTAAAAGTATTTGAACCAAAAATACTTGATACTAACATAGATAAAATTCGACACAGGAAAGATTTTGCTTTATTTGTCGATGAACACGATAAGAGACGAGGAACGAACTTTTTAAGTACGTTCCCCGAAATGACAGAGTTTTATAATTTATGTAAAAGTTACTGAGTAACGAAATCAGTAGTCATTGGAAATATCTCAGCAATGACTTTAGCACAGGCCTTCGCAACTTCTTGGTGTTCTAATTGTGTGCCATTTGCGCTACGTAATTCGATAAAGTGTATCCATGAACGTAGTGTGCCATTCATATATAATCGACTTTCTGTAAGACCTTCTGGTAGAACAGCACGAGCTTGTTCTTTGGCTATGCCCTTAGCGATAGCCCATTGATAGGCACTTCGAGCATAGTCAATGACCTGCTGTTGTTGATGTTGCCAATCTCGCTGTAGGCGTTCATCATCCGTTTGGATACTATTCTGTCTGTTTTTTGTGTCTTGAAGTCTGGCTTCTCTTGTAACGAACGCCAAATCTTGAGTTGGGTCAGCATAGCGTTGACTGAATTCTTGGAAACTAAAACTTCTGTGTCGCAAGATTTGTCTAGCAATGTCTCTGGTTGTAGTGATTTCGATACAGGCGGAGACCATTTCGAGTGGGCTCCAGTGTTGGTGTTTGACCAAGTATCTGATGAGTTTTTCTGATGTCTCGGTGTTAAGTTGGTTTGCGGGATTGGAGACACGGGCGCAATACGCAATGAGTTCCTGCGCATCTGCGATACCCATGTCTCTAAATTCGCCTGTTGGTTGAGAATATGATAAAAGTTTAACATTCATAAATCACTCAAGTAAACCTTTCGTTGAATTAATAACATCATTTTTTAATCTTTCTACATCTACTTGAAAATTAATTGTTTGAATATCTTCTTGATAATCTTTTAAAGCAACCATTAATTTTTCTACAATTTCGTCTTCATTGTTAAATTCTAGTTGTTCGCCAAGATCAATTGCCCATATTCTACCGTTAGTAAAAGAAATTTCTACACCATGGATGTATTTGATTGGCATAGAATTCATGTAGATGTCTTCAAATATCTCCGGCCATTCTTTTATGACATCCTTCGGAGGTTTGACAGATTTTTTAGGCACCTACTTCTTCTTTACTTTTAGTAGTTTTCTTTTGCGGAGGATCTAAATCGTCTGCTTGTTTACGAAGTTTTGCTGCTTCTTTATACATAGCATCTGCTTGGCTTCTGTAACTTCTAGCTAGATCTTTATCACTTAGTGGATCATTGCTAGATGATACTGTTGCTGGCACTTCTTGTATTTTAGCAGCCTCTCTAGGTTTTTCTGTTGCGCCTGGTTCTTTAACAGCTAGTTCATCAAGGCTAAGACCTCTTTGTTCTGCGATCAATTTGTTTAGTTCGTCTAATGAAATTGAGTCAGTAGTAGTTGGGGTCATTTCTACATCTTTAGTTGCGACTTTAACAAGTCTACCTTCTTGATGTAACGCTGCTAACATTGGTCTTCCGTCTGGAAAATAACGTGATGATAATATTTCGCCAAATTCGTAGCAATCTTGTGCTTGTTGGCTATCTACTAAATTAATAATAGCATTATGTTGATCATCGTTAAGTTGGGAAGTTCCTACTACTAATGCGCTGTGCGGATCGTCAGGAAGTGTACGAAAAGCAACAAGTACTTTAGCCTTATTATTTTTCATTCTTCCTACGTGTTTTAGGTTAGTTGCCATGATCTTATCCTTGTTTTGGTGGCTGAGCAGGTTGCTGTGGAGGTGTTACACTCTCCAAGAACGTATTCAACCGGTTATAGACCTTACCAATGGATTCCATCTCACTTGCTTTGAACGCACCTCTAGTAGTTGCTACATCTAAAATGGTTCTCAATGCGTTGAGATCATTGATGGTCAATTCTGGTGTCTGCGGCGCTGCTGTTTCTGCTGGAGCTGCCTCAGGCTTCTTTGCTTCATCTGTCATTTATTGACTCCTTATTTGTGTACATGCTAGCATAAAATATGTGAGTTCTTTTTCTTCTTCAAAGCCCACAAAAGTAAACATTCCAGTGCTTTCTGGTTTGTTAACTAAACAGTATCTACCCTTCAATTTATATTTTATCCAATCTTCAATTTCTTGATTTAAAAATAGGCTATCAGCACTTAATTTAATTTTAGAAAAATGAGGAGGCATCCATTTTAATGCTCGCTTGTTTAAAACATCTAACGGGTTGATATCCATCATGATATATTTACAGTGTGTTTTTTAAAGGGTGATTAATCTTGGCTCATGCGTTTTGATAGTGCTTTATTGTAGCCCATTTTTTGAACATCACCAGAAAATAGATACAATTCAAACGCAGTTCTTTCGGATATTACTGTTATGTCTTTCTTAGTAATATAATATGGGGTTTCAATAAATTTGTCGAGCCACACAAGTATTTGTGGAGTTATTGTAAATTGCCCTGGAAATTTTATGTTGTAGGTTTTTAGTTTGGATTGATTTTGAACAAAGTCAATTCCTTGTTCTGTAAGACGTAACCCGCCACCGTTTTTTTGTCTAACATTGTACCACCACTCTGCTCGTTTACTATCTATTAACTGGTCTGTTGGATCAATGTCTGCTGCGGATAAAAATGTTTTTGTGTATGTATCTTTGTTGTTCATTGTCTACCAATAACTTCGCCTTGTGTCAGTTTGACAACTTCGAAGTCAGTGGTCTTAAACATCTTGTTCATCTTCTTAGCAAGATTATGAGCATGACCAGGATTTGAAAAACTTACTTTTTTATATTTAGGTCCGGGATAACTGAGTATCAAACTTCCGCTTTTGAGATTAAAAGGAGCCCCTTTGTAAAATACTGCCCAAATGGCTTCCGACTCTAACACTTGCTCAACCTTATGGTTTTCTTTGTTAGCATGTTCAAGTAATACTTTAGGTTTTGGTCTGCTCATTAATGTTCTCAACTATAATACACGCATATATTTATCTTCTTAAAAAGTTCCCCCATCCATTGCTACGTTTATTTCCTGGGTCTGTATAGTCAATTTGTCCAATTTGCCATTAATTTCGTCGATAGTTTTACCTAATTTTGAAGTAATTAAGGCTAAGTCAGTAATTAACTCTTTGGCTTCTTGTAAAGTTATGCGTATTTCTTTTTGATTAGTTTTTTCAGCAGTTGCTACTCGTTGTATAATTCTTTCAACGCTGCCGAGTCTTTCTGGTATATTATTTTGAGACATGTGAAAGTACCTGACGCATTTCAATTTCGGTCTTAAAAGGACCACGATATTCGTATCGTTGTAATGTGATTAATTTAGGACAAAAACTTTTAACCCAACCTTTTTCAAATTTAATTGTGTAATAACCTGCGCAGTATAAACTTTTTGAATCACCACTTTTTGTAAACAGTGGTAGTTTGCGTTTTATATCAAACATTGCGTTATGCGGAATAGTGCTAGTTGGAAAGTCGTGAACTTCTAATTCCTCAGCATCTCTTTTTTCTCTAACAATTTTTGCTATAAAAAAGTCTTTGCCAAATTGTCTAGTTAGGCTTTCTTTGTTTGGATAGATTTTAATTCCGGCTTCGTTGCTAAGAACGAACCTCTCGTCTTCGTCTTTTCTTAAAGTAGCAAATCGATTTCCATCTTTTTCAACAATCCAAAACTTGTCGTCGATGATTGGTTTAGCGTGTAAGTCTGTCATAGTGTGTACCTCGCATTAAGTGGTTCTGCGTATGATTGTGCTTGATCTGCTATTTTTTTAAGATCAAACAAATTACAAAATTTCATAAGTCTTATTCCTACTTGACTTATATCTTTGTTAGCTGTTGTTGATGTATTAATAGTTTCATTAATAATTGCTCGAATATCTTCGGGCTGTTGTGTAAGATCGATTAACTGTCGATTGCGGTTATAGTCTTCTAACACACGATGTTCTTGACCTTCGTGGTCAGTCCATCTCTGAAGCATGAGATTGTTCCACGCATATCCTTTGCTTTTACGATCTTCGAACGCTTCAGTAAGACCCACTTTTTTGCTTGTGCCTTTAGTACGCACACCCGGATACGCTGAGAAGACATTATCACTGGTATCACCACGCATACATTTTTCAAACAAGAGCCATTCTGGATTGGGCGCAGTTTTTTCCTCACCGGTTTTTTTATCTTTGATGCGTTTTCCTTTTTCATCAAAGTATCCTTCGTGTGTAATAGTTGTTTCACTAACACCGTTATATTGTTTTACATTTGGTGCTATTAACTGTTCAAAATCTGTGTCTGTTGAGATAATTACATGACTATCATGCGGATGACTTTGAATCCATCCAGCAATCAAATCATCAGCTTCTAATTGCGAATGCTGTAACACTGTACAGTTAGTTTTATCTTTGATAAAGTCTTTAAAGGTGTCAAATGCTTCCCAAAACAATTTATCTTCTTCTTGTTCTGTGGCCGTTAACGCAGCACGAGCATCTGAACGATTGCGTTTATAAGGGGCATAATAGTCTTTGCGCCACGAGCGACCTTCTAGGCAAAAGACCACATGTTTGCCCTCAAAATCTTTCCATGCTTTGCGTATTGAATTTAGAGTTATATGAAATGCCATGCCAATTTTAATATCGGCATCGCCACGTATAACGTGCCTAGCACGAAAAAATGTATTAGCAGTATCTACTAAAATGTAACTCATGAAACTTCGCTCTTTCCTTTAGCTAGGGGTGTTACATTAATAAAACCTGAGCCAACTCTTTCTGGCTCGGCTATGCCTTCTTCTGTTAGCATATTTCTAACAATATCTCGGAACCAGCGATCTACAATTTCTTCTTCTGGATCACCTTCAAAGCCGTATCCTTCTTGTTTTAATTTTAACACAAAAAGTTCGTTCCAGTCAAGTTCAAAAAACCCGTTGCGAATATTGTCTTTGTTAACATGTGTATCTAACACAGCAATATATGGTTCGCCTTTTTTAGTAGCACGTTCCTTGGGCGTAAGTTTTGCTAATTCGGCTTCTTCTTGAGCACGAACAGTTTCTGCTACAGCTTTATCTCTCGCTGCTTGTAGTTCTTCTTTTTCTGCTTCTAACTTGTCAAGTCCTAAAAGTTTTTTAATAACTTTTTTCATTAAGTTCCCCATTCATTTTTAAATAACGGCACTTGTAATCTATCACTGTATCGCAATCCGTTCTTCATTGCTAAATCTGCTACTGTTCGGTTGTTTAGTGTGTATACACTTTCTACACCGCCAACTGGCATCAAATAGATATGCCCTGTAAAACCTGCCGCACGATATGCGCCAATAGCACACTCTGCGTCTTTAAAATCTTGTTCTGTGGCAATAACAAACTTCAAATATGCTGTACCAAAATTTTCGTATTCACAGACCACTTCTGGTAGAATTGCTTCTTCCCACTTCTCGCCACTACATGGAAGTTTAGCACTTACACTGAATGTAACTTCTCTAGCAAAATCCATATTAGGCATTTGCCATTGTATTAGATATTCTTTAAATTCTTCAGTTAGTTTTTGAGTACCATTTGTTTCAAATGTAATCTCTTTTAGGCCTGCCATCTTAGGATGATTGAGTAAGTCTGGATAAGCACGTTGCCAACCTAACAATGGCTCACCGCCTGTAATAACAAGATGAGCATCACCCCAATGGTTACCGGGAAGAATTTCCATTGTACGTTCTACAATAGCATCGCTTGTAAGCATTGGCGATAAGTCTTTAAACGCAGGATGCCAACTAGCATAGCTATCACAACCCGTACTAACTAATGGTAAGTCTTCATACTTTTGAAAAGACTCAATCATTGTATGTGTTGCTGCGATGTCAGTAGCTTCGTGACTCATTTCGCCACGTGGCATACCAAAGCCAGCACACTTGAAGTTACAGCCAAATGTACGTAAGAAAACAGAAGGCACACCCATATAGCGGCCTTCACCTTGTATGCTGTAAAACAGCTCTGCTATTTTAATTTTACTCATAGTTTATTATACACTCTTTTTAGTAGTTTTGTCAACTTTTTTAAGTTGCCAACTGCCATCTTTGCGATCAATCCATTCTAGAGTATCGCCTTCCTTCCAACCAGCTTCTTCTAAAAGTTCTGGAGGAAAGGTTAAAATGGCATCTCCGTTTTCAGGATCTTCTTCTACAGTTAAAGTCCAAGATTTCATTTAATTGCCTTTAATTTTTTAGATACAGTGTTATACACGTATTGATTTCCTCTATCGGAATAGTGATTTACTTTTCCTCGATTCCTTGGCCAAAATGTTGAAAACTCTAAATGTTCTTTTTCAAATTTAAATGGCAAACTTGATATAGAATGATCTATGGCAAGATAGGGAACAGTAATTAATGATTCAATTTGTTTACGCATCAATTTGTAAATATCTTCTTGAAACGTTTCGTCGTAATGATATTTGAACCAATTCAATGCGGTAACTAAACTTTGATTATTGTCATCTCTGTTATGATCTAGATCATTAAAAATAAGATCGCAATCTTTATGTAGTCCTGTTCTTTCTAACGGATGTAGTGGAGTATGTATTCGAAAAGGACTAGTATGACATACAATTACTAAATCATACTCATTAGGATTATTTTTTTCAATTTGTTTTAAAATTTTGTATTCGCTTATGCCTGCTTGCGCAACATTTTTAACTTCAAATTCTTTAGACAGCATATTTGGCCAGCCAGGAGTATCGCTGTTCCAATCCGCAGCAAAACTATCGCCTGCTAACAGTATTCTTAACTTTGTTTCAGCCATGGAATAAAATTTGAAGCAATCATTTTGTGATATTCTTCATTATAGTGTTCATTGTCTGGTAAGAAAAATTTACTATGATCTATAAATTTTTTCTTAAAATACGACTCTACAGTTAACGATGAAATTTTAGTTGATTTTAATTTTGAATAGAAATCTAATTTAGTTGGAAATTTAACACGATCGGTCATATTAAACAAATATAATTTACACCCGTGTTCTTGACACATTGAGTCCATTACTAAAATATCTTTAAAAAATTCTCTTTGTTCTAAATGTGTGTTTAGTTCAAAAAATAATTTTATATCCATGTAACAGTCTTTTCGAAGATCTGGAGTTACAAGACCATTTTGATAGTTAAAATTAATATCGGCTACTTTACCAAAATCTTCAAACGTAGGTTTATTTAATAATTGAAATCTATCTTCTTTAAAAATACAATCTTGATATATGTCAACTAACCCGTGTTTATTTTTATGAAATTCGGTAAAGTAATCAGCTGGAATAACTTCTGGTGATAAAGTTTCGTTGAATGCTAGTATAAATCTATTCCAGCTAGCTAGTAAAACAAATACTTCGTCGGTGTCTGGATGTTTATCTAACATGGCTCTAAGCCAATCAGGATAGATTTTATTTGCGGCACCGGGTATTGCGTATACTGAAACGTTCTTATTGTTTTCTTTTGCGTAAAATTCTGCGTAATTATTGTCATTCCATAAGGAATAACTGCCAGGCCCTAATTTTCCAGGCTCAGTGATATACCCGCAGGTATGACTGTCACCTAAAAATACTGCTCTACTCATAGCGCCTCGCTTATTAACAATCTACACATAAACGCATCTTTTTCGTTTTTAAACACAAATCTCATATAGTCTTCGTGAGGATGAGAATCATACCGATCGCCTGGCAAACCAAATTGCTCAATTATTTTGTAGCATATTTCATTCCACCACTTGCTAGATTGATTTTCCCAAGCAACATCTATTGTATTCATTCTAGTACCGATCTAAAACGTTGTAAAAAACTTTCTAGGTAACAACTATATTCTCTGTTTGAATCTTCCGGAGCTTTTTCTTTAATGTAATGAACCCATGTGTGACCTTCAATTTCTACTACATGTATAACATGAAACATGTCGCCGTTGTTTCCTGTCCATCTTGAACCTTCTTTTACAATCATTTTCAGCCCTTTCTATAGTTTCCTTTTCCGGGAATAGTATTCCTTACACCCCCTACAGGATCTTCAACATCGCCCTTGCGTCTTGGAATTAAATGTATATGCGGATACATTACTGTTTGACCAGCAGCTTCGCCCCAATTAAGACCAATATTAAATCCGTCCCACTCACCTTTTTCCATCATTTCTTTTCCGTGTTTAAAAGCATCAGCAAAACAATCTTCAATAACGCCGTCGGCAGCATATTGGGGAACAAACAATAGATGCCCCGGAGTACACGGATATTTGTCTTCAAAAATTACAACATGAAAGTCTTCTTGTACTTTTTCAGTCCACGGAGCAACTCCAACTTCTGCGGCATCTTGTAAAGTATAATACTGCTTATTGCTCATCTAGAAAATTCCTTACGTTCTTGCGGTAGGTCGTCTTCTTTAATAACAAATTCTCGTCCTACCATATTACCAACAAATACTTTGGTATTTTCTTTATATACCATTCTTAGTTTTACAGTCTGAACAGCAACTTCTAAAAACGCTCTTGGTTTAAATCCAAGAACATGAACTTCTAGATCTTTTCCGTTATCTGTACAACGTATTTTTATTTTTGAGTCAATCATTTTGCCCACCAGTCTTCATAAGGGAAATCAATCCATATATCTCGTTCTGCTTTGTTAATCTCTTCACCGACAAAATCCATTTTAACATTACATTTGCTAGCCATGTTATCAAACAATACCGCAAATTTAACATTGATATTCCAAACATCGTCTTTCCATACTTCATAATGAGGATGACACCCGCTAGGCCAATCTTGCATAATCCAATTCAGTGTGGCACCTGTATCGTTGATATCGTCAACTATAAGAATGTTTTTACCTTTAAACGCATCTTCAGCCATCCAGAGATTGCTTTCTTGCTCACTGCCATCACGCAACTGAACCTTTAGTGTTTCACAAGGAACTTCGAAATAGTAACTGATCATCTTAGCAGGAAGCAATCCGCCTCTTGTGATTCCTACAACGTAATCAGGTCGCCACCCGCTGATAGCTATGTCTCGACACAGTTTACTAATTAAATTTTGATACTGCGGCCAACTTACGCTATGCTTTTCCACTGGTTAATTTCCTTGAGGCAATGTAATTTTCATGTTGGACCCAAATATTGTTAACTAAGAAACCCCAGTCTCGTTTATGCGGTCCTGGCATAAACAATGTCCAAGCAGTAACACCGTTTTTTAATTCAATGCGATGATAAGAAGTAGGAGAACAAATGCGGAAATGTCCGGGCCCGCGCCAGTGACGAATCTCGTCAACTTTAATACCGTCTGAATCAAATTTTGGAACCCATTCATAGTATCCACCTTTTAAAATTAATGTAGCATAGGGCCAAGGATGATCATGTACATCATCTGGGTCACCTTTAAGAAACTTATGCAAAAATACATTAAATGGAAAATGTTTACGTTCTTTTAAGAATAGGTAATAGCGTTCCAAATACGGCTCGTTGCTTTCACGATCCATAATAATACGTTTGCGGTCAACACGATCTAACCAGTTGAGAAATTGTTGAATCATTATATTCTCATTTCTTGTTTTTTGGAGGCTCTTCAGTGGCAACTGGTCTTCCTTCTTGATCATAATGAATATATGTGTCAATATATCGAACCATTCTTACAGGAACCCAATGCGTTCTTAAAATTTTGTTAATAATAATTGCGGTAGCAACAATTAATAGTACAGCCAAGCAGCCAACTACTACACCGCCAAGAATTGAAAACGAAGTTATAATTGCTGAACACTCTTCCATATCTTTCCTTTAGTCTTTAAAATATTTTTCTAATACTTCTACTTTATCCATGTATTCTGCGATCTGAGAAACTTCTTTTTCGATAGCATCCATAATATCCGAATGATCGTGAATTGCCATTGGATTATTTAAAATAACTTCAACGTTAATTTTATGTTTTTCAATGTGTGCTAGATAATGTTGTTTACTAGCTTCAATTAGTTTTTTTCTCATCTTGGGGCAAACTCCTGTTGTAATTTAATATTATCAAAGAATTCTTTCTTTGTATTTCCGTCTTCTTTAAACGCACCTTTTAACACGGTAGTCTGTGTAAGACTAGAGTGTGCCATGATGCCACGATTTTCACAACACCCATGTGTTGCTTGAATATAGACTGCTACATTTTCTGAGTCAGTTGCTTTGCTAATCTCGCGGGCGATGTCGTTACAAAGTTCCTCCTGGAGAGTACCTCGACGGGCACACCACTGTGCGATACGTGTGTACTTTGAGAGTCCGATGAGCTTCTGTGCGGCAATAATGCCAATATAAGCAACGCCAGCAACGGGTTGGTGATGATGACTACACATGCTACGCAACTCACTACGAACAACCAACATGCCTTCATAACGGTCTTCCGAGTCATTTGGAAATGCTGTTGCGGTTGGTGCTGGGTCATATCTGCCTTCCATTATCTCATTAAAATACATTTTAGCAAGTCTACGTGCTGTACCTTGACTGTTGGGATCGTTTTCACGATCAATGAGCAATCGATCAAGCACTGTTTCAAACGCTTCTGTTGCCTCATCGATTAGGCGTTCTTTATCGCCATCGTGTAAATAGTCACTGATATTATCACCTGCCCAAAAACGTTTCTTATCACGTTTCATTCTAGCACGAATATTAGCACCTAAATACCCTTCTGAATATCCTTTGTCAGACATCATGTCTGCGGCTTTGACATATACTTCTTTGCCTAATGGTGTATATTTTTCTTCAACAAACTCTTGATCAATAGGAGTGTTCATTAGTGGATCTGGTTTAAATTCTTTTGTCAATTATAATTCTCCGAGTTAACGACGTGGATGTCATATATGTATTATTTTAACATCTTTAATAGTTGATCGCAACTAAAAAAGTTTTGAGTTAACAGCTCTACCTGTTTATTTAGGCTTGGTAAGAATTTTTCATAATTCTCCATATATTGGATAATTTTATGGCATACTTCTTTTCTATGAACTTCGTATGATTCAAAACTTTCAGTCCATTCTGAAGGATACTTAAATGTATCCAATGCCATTTCTGAATAGCTAAGTCTATCCGGAATCATTGGAATAGCATCCACTAACGCACCTTCATACCAGCTAATGCCTAATGTTTCTTGTAGATTGGCACTAAACACTAGTTTAGCCTCGCCTAGCATATTATGATATTCGTTCTTTGTCAACGGATATTCCTGACAAACTTTAAATTCATATTGTGGAAGATGTTTTTTAAGATCTTCAAAAATAGGCAGTTGCTTTTCAGGAGCGATACGATGCGGAAACAAGATAAGATCACGCTTAGGCATGTTCTTATACATCATTAGAGTATCGGCCATATATTCCATAGGCCACCCTGTACGTACTACTTTGCCATCAAAATCAGCGCCAGCAATTACTTTTGTATCAAACAAGTTCTTAAAGAACATTTCGATATGAAAGTCTGTGGCAAAGTAGTTATGATCAAATGCTTCATAAAAACTTTTCTCAGCATGTCTAACCCAAGGTTTAGCACCAACAAGACGTCCTAAAAAATCTTGAGGATCATAACTGCCAGCATGCCATAAACCGTGTGTTGTTACAGGAATCTGTAACAGCTCACTCATATACTTTAAATTTATAATGCCCGGGTGCCAAGCATCAGTAAAAATAAAGTGATCGCCGGGATGAACGGCTCCGTTACAAAATAGCCTGCCCATCTGCTCAACTTGAGAAGACTTGTATATATTGGTGCCACCAAAATTAAGAAAAGCACCAGGAGTAGTGGCTGAAGGAATATCCTCAGGGCCAGAGATAATTTGAACATCGTGACCTTTCTTTCTTAATAAGGTAGGCAAGTGGGTTTTCCACTGGCCTGTGTACCTTGTTTCAACAGCTTCTAGATCAACTAGAAATATCATTGGTTGCGAGACCGATAATTAGTTTGCCCTCTTGGCCGATTATTTTGCCATTGGCGTTTAGGCCTTTGACTATCTAAGAAAGCACGATAGTTATCGTTATCTTTCCTGTAGAGGTGCGCCGGATCAAACGGGCGTAATTCAAATCGACAAAAGTCGAGGTATGTGTCAAGGTCGTTCCAGACCTTAACAACGTCAGGACGGTTTTCAAAGTACCGATAGTCCTTGTAGTTTTTGCTCATCATTTCCTCTTAATATTTGATGAATGAACCATTTTCTCCGTCTTCGGAGACCTCAATCCAAACCTCACGGTCTGGATACTTTAGTGTGATAATGTTATACAAATCGTCTGACATCATCTCACAACTTTTGTAGTCAAGGCTCAAAACGGAACCTTGACCATTATACAACGACTCGAGCCATCGCTTGAACTGGATGAATTCGATGTCCCTGTCATTATGGAGCACATTGATCCACACCCTGAAATGAAAGATGTGGCGATGAGGGTTAGACAAAAACGATACATCGTATTCGTCTCCTGTAGCTAGTGTTGGATCTGTTGCGGCTGCTGGATAGCAGTGAATGCCTTCTTTACGGAAAGTAACCCAGATCATTTTATTAGGTCTGACGTCTTGACGAATAATCATACTGACATCAACCCTTCACACAGTGTTTTAATTTCGTCTCTAGTCATATGAAAGTTATAAGTGCTAGAAGAAGAAACTTCGCCTTTGTCGTCTAGGCTTTCTTGAATAATGTCTATGGCCAATAATTCTTTAGGTCGAAGACATTGCCAAGATTCTACACGAACTCTGTAGGCTGAGTTTTCTTTAATAGTAATGTTTTTAATATTTAGATCAGGATGTTTCATCGTAGACTTTCCATAGTGATAATTTTACCTATTTCGGCTCCAAGTTCTTTATCGTCAGTGATAACATACATATTATTAACACTTTCGTCTTTTCGACGATCGTAACTACGTGTTTCGATAACAAAACCGCCAGAAGCACGATATACTTGTAGTCGCATGCCTTCACTGCTTAGTCGATCAGTTTCGATAGTTTGGGGAATGTCTTGTTCGTAATCGTCGGACATTATCCAATTGCGGATTCGCTGTTTTAATGATATTTTCATTGATACTTTCCTAATTTTGCGAGCAGGTCTAATAGCACCTACACTTCTGCGTTGTTTAGAACTGACAACGTTAGCATATCCCATTGTACCCATTATTTTATAATCTCGTCTTTGCCATATTGATCCCAATTGGTAAACTTATCTCTACCAAGTAGGTCCTGTAGGTTATGGCACCAAACCCCAGGATTGGTTGCGTTAAAATCTTTGTCGTCGATCTTTAACGTAGCGTTATACCCTAGTTGATTTAGATAAGGTAATTTTACACTAATCTGCGGAATAAATCTACGTTTTTCGGTAAGACCGCTTTCTAGCAATCCTTCTGTTTCACTGACATCAAAGTCTAGTGTACACCAAAAACCATCTTCAGCATCTAGACAGACATAGATCATATCTTCCCACGGCCGCCACGTTTCGGAATCATTTATCCCTTTGGTCTTAAAACTTTGATTAGCACCAAAATAGATATGTTTACAATGATAATTGCGAGCAAGTTCCATAATTATATACGGATCATGAACTCCAACTACAAACAAAGTTTTCATACCATAGGCAGGCGTGTGTTCAATTTCAATACCTGTGAAAAAAGTAATAGCGTCAGTTTCGCCTGATTGATAATTTCGTTTCATCGCTTGAACCAGTTTTTAATGGAGTTAAACAAATTATAATATCTTGCTTTATAATTGTCAAGTAGTATTTGATCCAAAGCAGACGGATGGTGAGGGCATCGGCCTTGATTATAATCGCAAGCGGGAGTATATACATCGCCGCAGGTTTTACAGTTTTTTACCATGTGCTTACATCAGTGATATCAACGACGGTGTCGATGTCTTTATCGTTATCGTTGAAAAGGTTGAACTTGACAGTGACCGAAGGGCCAATGCCGCTTGTGTGAGCTGATTCAAGAGTAAACCATTCTACTTCTTTAAATTGTGTTGCTATCTTAGTAAGTTTTTCAATCTGAGATCTATTAAGGCAAAAGTGATTTGGGTCATACATTTTGAGCCTCCTGCTCGTGATACAATGCTTCAAGTTCAAGGAGTTTTTCATCTTCAGGATCCATAAAATCTTCTACGTCACCAGTTTTTTGTTCTTCTTCATACAAGGCATTAAACGTATTTTTAGCAAGACCGCCTTTTAATCGCATACCCATCATGTTATTAAGCATTGGGCGAGCTTGTTCAATCATATCCATTGGAGTTTCGCTTTTAAACAATTCTTCAACAAAACGATCAAAGTATAATACGTTGCGTGGAACCCAATCGCTGTACTCGTCACTCATGTCCGCATCTTTAATCTTTTTCCACTCTCTCCAATCAGGTTGGAATCGAGCAGTTTCGATATCCATTAAATTGTTAGCACGTTGTACTGCGGTAATATGACAATAGGTATTATGTGCCATCATTAGAGCATAGCCAAAACTATCCCATGATGTCTTGCCTTCTTTACCTACTTTATTCAACATTCCAGGTTTGTACCAACAAATATCGCCTTGAGTTAATCTTCGACCAATTTCTGATTCGAACGGGAAGGGGATATTAAAAGCCTGGCTAAGGGCTTTGTTGTCTGGGGCTTTGTCCATGATGACTGACCAACGTTTGTTAGTGTGTTGGGCGTTGGTGTAGACGAGTCCGTGCGCTGTCGCAATGAACGGGCTGGCACAATCAAAAGATATGGTAAAGTTTTCATTAATATTTTTCCTTACTTGTCGTTGAATGCTAGTTAGATAACATGACCAGTCTAATTGAGCAGTACCCAAAAAGTGCATCCAGTTTCTGTTATCTAACAGTTTCTCATCACGGAGTATGATAAGTCTTTTGAGTGCTATTTCCATATCGCACATATTCTTTCCGCCCATTGCCCACCCTTCAGTAGGCAAATGTTTAACAGCTTCATACCATGCCTGCGCAGTTTCCCAGTCACTGCCTTGTAGCACGTTTAAGAATTTAGTTTGTCCTAATCGATTACGTATAAAATAGTCATTGTTGTGTAGAGTTTTATCTAAACAATCTTGAAAACTTTTTAAACCAGTCTTCGGACTATGAATATGATCACATGCCCATGTTGGCACATCTAATAACATTGACCAGTCTGCGGTAAGTTCTAACCAATTAAGGATGCTATCTCTAGTTTTATTAGCAGCAGCGCCTTCAAAGTTTTGCCAATCAAATTTTAACACACCTTTACCAATCTGATACCCGCCAGAGTCACCAACAATCACTGTATTAGCACGATCGCGATCTTGAATCATGGCATCTTGTGTGATGGTTTTTTCTAAGTCTAGTTGTGCGTGACCTGCTGAATACAGACCGTACTTGTAAGTAAAATAACCTTGTTCGGGATTAAGAAAGTTCATACCTTCAATGCCTCGATCAAACCCCTGTGGAACTCGATCTTGGGGAACAAAGTCATTAAATCTTTGTTTACTAACATAAGTTGAATAAAAACAACTAATCGCAGGCAGATATACTGCGTAGTCTTTTTGTAATGGTGTTAAATTAACTGGTGGTTTCATAATCTCTCGCTAAGTGTGCTGTAATTTCTAATTGTTGTTGTGCCTGTTCTAAGTTGTCTAGTGCTATTTTAACAGCAGAATTCTTTTTAGCCAAGGCCTGTAATGTTACTTCTTCGTCACGTTTCTTACGTGCCCAATCGAGTAACGATTCGGCTTCAGGCGATAATCCTACAGAAGCATAATTCATTTCAATAGTTTTCCACATATTTCCGTCGTTAACTTCCATACAGCTCATGTTTGAGTTCCAACGAAGCATACCAGCCCCAACTGATCCGGGGCTAATGTATGTATTAGATGGCGAACCACCTGAAACTGTGATATACTTTCCGTTAGGATTAATACCTTTGATCATATTTAGGCCGCTTGTGCTGGAATAATATATTTGTAGATAGCAACACCGCTGTCTAGAGTGATCTGGATAGCACCTTCGTTGCTTAATGACATCTTAGTGTTGTTAACATCAGCAATTTTTAAGATACTTAAGATTGGAGTAACTGGCCAAGTCCAACCGCGATCTAATTTTCCTGCTACATTCTGGGCAAAAATAAACTCGCCACCGTGTGTTGACATGTCACCAAATGTAAATTTAAGATTACCGCCTTCGGTTTTAGCAAGGAATGTTGGATGTTCACTGTGAGCACCTGCTTGGAAATTGAAACGCTGAACACTAGCTACTGTTGGTTCAATTTCTACGTCCCACTTAACACCTCGAAACTTAACAGCTTTCATTTTTTCATTAATGATTTCTGAATTCATAAAGCGATAGTCGTTTTTAAAGTCGCCATCTTTGTTTTCAAAATGAATTCCTACCGGAATAGTTTCACCATTGCGCTCTGCTGACGTAATGCTAATTTTAGCATTTTCTTTATACTCAGAACCGTCTAATAGGTATTTGAGTTTTTGTAATTGTGGCATACCAAAAACGCCAATCATATCTGGATATGGTTGATATGTTGTAGCTTCCATAATAACAGAACGGTCGTCTGCCATTGAAAAGAATGAAGTGTCTTTGTCTGTGCCTGTAATTTTAACAGTAGTCAAAAACCCTAAGTTCTGGGTGTGACTAACGATGTCTTGTAAAATGTCTTTCATAAAAATTCTCCGGTTATATTAAGATTATATTTAGATTGTGAATAAAAATCAACCATTAAATCATTCAAAATCAAATAATTTGTTAAAAGTGTTGTCGCTTCTTGTTTGACTGATATCCCATTCTAGAACACCAATAAGGTTTTCTAATTTCTCGTCTATGACAGTAGTTTCCATCTCGCCGTCGTTGAACGGCAGGTCCTTGAACCATTGTGGTAAACGAAGTTCGTCTACAGGATACGCAACACTAGTGTACCCCATAGGATTATCTTTAACTTTACACACAATTACTTTCATACCGTCAACGATATTCATGGAGTATTTGTCATCCATCATACGCTTCAGTGTGTTCCAGTTTAGACTAGCTCGAACGTGTCCAGGCATATTGGTCTTACCTGCTTTCTTTTCCTTAGCGCCATACTCAGTAATGTTGTTGGCACGTTTAGGTGAACCTTTTTCCCAACCTGGCCGAGTTTTAAACTCTGTACGGAAGTTTGTAATATGTTCAAGAACTTGTTCTTTTGTGTGACCAGTAAGAACCTTTTCAAGAACTTCACTTAAAAAGTTTTGAATTACTACAGGAGTGTCAGAACGTTTAAGATCTAAACCCATGGCTTTAATTTTTCCTGGATTACCGCCAGTGTCTTGACGTTTTCCTTCTTTGTCGTAGTAAAGCACCGCATAGCGTTTTTTAGTAATAAACAATCCTTTACTAGCAACAATTTCACGACCTGCTTTAATAACGTCACCACGAGTTTTAGGACAATGAAATTTATCAGTCATCATTTTAGGAAAGCTCTGATTTACTTCATCAGCAATTTGATCATAAAGTTGAACTACGGTTTCTTTTGTCCAGGGCAGTTGTCCGCTTTCAATTTCTTTCTTTAGAATTGGGTACGCTGTAAAATAACAAGAATCAGTATCGCCGTATATTACAGCACGGCCTTTGTAATCATATTCAGCAGTAATGATTTCGTTGATCTTAGCAGCCATATGCTTAACAATAGTTCGACCAGTTAAAGTTGTTGATTGGCCGATACGATTGTCAAAGAATCTACAACCAGGATTAAGAATAGCACCATACAAACTGTTCAAGTTAATCTTCTTAACTAACTGTCGCTTGTCCCAGTATTCTTCTTCAATCTTATTACCGCTAGCAATACATTCTTTAAGTTTGGCCTGCATCTCTTTACGCTCGGCATACCAACGTTTTAACAAGCCGGGAATAATACCTTCTTTTTCATAGGTAAAGATTGTACCGTTTGCACTAAGCATCCACGGCTGTCCAGAGTCAAAAATTAAATCGTTTATTTGTGCTCCGGACAATACATCTTTTCCGCCTTCTTCCCAGTCGATAGTGATTTCTTTAGCAACGTTTCTCTCCATTACTAATTCGTATTCGAGTGAGCCAAACAAACCTTCCCAAGCAGCAGCAAATGATTTGCCGTGGCGTACCATTTGTTCGTCAATGTAATTTTTAGTGTAGTCTGGTCGTAATTGGCCAACAATAGTTTCTGGGCCCATGTTAAGCGCACGAATCGCAGATGGATAAAGAGAGTTTAAGTCAACTGAACCAATCCATTCGTGAATACCTTTTTTAGGATACGCAACATACGCACCTGCGGCTGGCTCACTTCCGGGCTCTCGACGAATTCGATTTGGCACAATCATACCGCGTCTATGAGCTTCGTTAATAATTGCTTGTTCAGTTACAGCAACAGCACCCATGGCAGTTTGAAGCAATACTGTGTTTTCGTGCGCAATTTTATTAGCTAGGTCTAAGAATTTTAATTTATTGTCTAGCTTATCGAGTAGAGCACAGTCTTGTCTGTTGTATTCAATAAATCTTCGGAAGTCATTGTTGTATAGTTGGTCAAGTGTGCCTTCATAGACAGTCTTATTCTCGCCTATCTCCATCTCTCCAATCGCATCCAGTCGATAGGTGTGTCGTTCTTCATAGGTATATTTGCGGTACAACTCGAGACTGTCCAAATGAACACGACCAATAAGATCATAAGTAACAGCGGCTTTTCCATATTTTTCGTATTCTCGTTTTTTTGGAAATTGATTCCATAAACAAAATCTGCGAGTGTCTTCTTTGCTTAATGCTTTGGTTACACGGTTGACTGTGTAGGGGATATCGAAGCCTTCTGAGTTCCAGCCTGATAATACATCAGCATCTTCGATCAGTGTTAGAAAGTTGTCTAACATATCTGCTTCGTTGTCAAACAAATATGTGTTTGGAATACCAGCAACTAACTTTTCTGCTTCTTCTATAGTCATAGACTTAGGCGGAACAGCCAAACATACAAGGGTGTTTAACCATTGTAGGTGAACAGCGATAGCAGTAATTGGCATAAACGCATCGTCTGGTGACGCATAGCCACGTTCAGGGTCAAAGTCAACTTCGATGTCAAACCATGCTACGTTTAATTTAGGAGCATCGACATTGAGATAGTTGTCTTCTAAACAACGGAATATTGGATTGATGTCAGACTCATAGAGTTTTTGACTACCGTGTATTTTTTGTTCTTTGTGGAATTCTTTTAGATTTTTACAAGTAACACGACTCAGTGGTGTGCCGTGTGTGCTAACATACTTGCCTTTGGAATCTGGATAATAAAACAGATATTTGGCAGCGTATTCTTTAAAATGTCTGCGACCTTCTGTGTCTCGCTCAACAACAGAGATAAGGTCATTGTCTCTGTCGTAGAAAGCATCTACGTAACTCATTTTTTTCTCCTTGTGATTTAGGGCTCACAAATACCAAAATAATCATTTATGGCTGATCAAACCGTTCTCATATTAATTAATTAGCATTCGCACTAGACCAAATGTATCAATTGCGGTTAGCAAGATATAATTAGCCAACATGCCAAACGATTTCCTAGTGTAAGCTGCCCATGCGTACATAGCACAGCCAAGAATCCAAACAGGGTATAAGGCAAGTAACGGGGGATTTGGAACAGTGACAGCCATAGTAATAGAACAACCAATACTAATCGCCCAAGCTAATATTTCAACAATAAATCGAAAGCTGTTACTGCGCCAATCAGCTTTGATCCATTTAAATGTAGGTCTAAATAATTCTATCATTCTGGAAGGTGCTTTGTTACACCTAAGATCATTTCAATTTCGTTCCACTCATTTTCGTGATCTTTCCAATTATCTTTGTGTGCGATTTTAATTGCTTTGTTGATAATGCTGGGTTTGATTTGCAGTTCTTCGGCTACTGCTTTGACTGTTTCTTTAAGACCTTCTTGTAGATCTTCAACTTCACGTAGTACAGTTGAGCCTTCGTTGATAAGGCGTTCAAGTTTTGCTTTCTCTTCGGGACCGTACATTTTTGTCATATAATAACTCCTTGTTAATAGTTATTATATATGACTACGGCCCCTTAGAGCAAGAATTAATCTACCAAAATGTGAAGTGCGTGATTGTAATGCTTGATGCGATCTTCTAAACCAATAGTACCGCCGTTGATACGTTTGGTCATTGTTAGAATATCACCGGAGTCAGCAAATTGATTAAGTTTGTTAGCAGCCCAGAACCACCCGGCTGATAATACTGCTCCCGGGGAAGTTTCAAGTAATTCTGGTTCTTCTAACAAATCTGCCCCTAATGCTTCACCGCAAGCTGTGTAATTATTTTTACCTGTAACTTGGATTAAGCCGCGACCACGATAACGAAAACCGTCACCGCTTGCTTCGTCGCCATTGCCCATTCTATTGGCATATACTCTATTGGCAATCTTTTCTGGTTTACGTTCGTAATCGGCTGCTAAAGCATCTGTTGGAAAGTACTTTGGAAATGTACCTCTAAGACCTTTTGCTCCGTAGTTGAGATTTTCAACCATGAAATTAAAATTACCACTTTCATGAGCACACTGAGCAAGAAATGCTGCTTGTCTTGCTGGTGTCATAATATCAAACAATTCAAATGTTTCTACAAAGCCTTCATATAGATCTGCTACTCTTTGTTTTTTTGCCTCGGGGAAGGCTTCTTGAATTTGTTCTAAAAGAATCATTGTTTTTCCTTTACTCTGATAAAGTTTTGCGGATATCCCATTCTCCGCCCATCTTTTCATAGGTAGCTGCGGCAAATGCTTGTGCTTTAATAGATTCGTTAAATTTGCTAGCCCCAACTCTGTTAGCCCATGTCCATAATGTTTTGTCTACTGGATCAATCTGCATTGCTCCTTGACTTTCAGCAACAATTTTTAAACAACGTCTAAATGTCAATCTATCTTCGCTTTCTTTAACAGCTTTTTTCTTAGCAAAAGGATTTACACCCTTCTTAGGAGCAGCACCTTTCTTAGCAGCTGGTGCGCCTTTCTTCTTGTCAGCGACAGCTTTTTTCATTGGCTCTTTCTTGTCACCGTCTTTGTCCATGTCTAGGAAGTCTGGCTTAGCACCTTCTTCCATTTTCTTTTCTTTCTTTTTCTTAGCCATAGCTATAGCAGCCTGCTGTTTAGCGTTGGCAGCTTCTTTAACATTTTTCTTTTTGTCTTTTGACTTATCGTCGTCAGCATCAGCATCAGGATCTGTGTCTTTATCGCTAGATCCACCGTAGCTGCCAGGACCTGCTTTGTGTGTGATACCTGTTTTAGTTTTAGTAACAGTACCGCCTTTGGCAGTTTTCTTTGTGTCGCCAACTTTCATTTCTTCTTTGACTGCCTTAGCAGCTTTTTTCATTGGCTCTTTTTTGTCACCATCTTTGTCAACATCTAAAAAGTCAGGTTTTGCTTTTTTAGATTCTGATAAAATAGTTGATACGCCAGCAAGTACACGGATTTCAGCATCTTCTGATAGCTGAATCTTTGGCGTTGCGGCTTCAGTTATCGTAGCTGCTTTTTTAGCAGGTGTCTCGAAACTTGCAATTTTAGATACTAGTGCTTTGAAATCCATGATATTATCCTTGGGTTTTATAATTTTTCCATTGTTCCAGAAGTTGATTTTCGACTTCTTTCTTTGTTGATTCGTTAAAATCAAGATCCTGTTCGTTTGAATCTACTTCTTGTTCGGGTTCAAACTTTTTGTGATATTCCATATAATGTCCAACAGAATCTAAATAGTCGGCTGCTTTTGTAATCTTAGCAGCGACCCATCCTTCTAGGTTGTCACCTGGCTGAATCATATGGAAGAGTTTAATGGCGTATTCAGCAGCTTTGTAAAGCTCTGCTTTGGCCATAGAAGCTTCGTGATCGTGTTGACCATGATTATCAGCATTTTCTTTGAATATCTTTTTCATAGTAGTATTTATCTTTTGATAGCAGACCCGCTTCCAAATATATTGGTACTTATATCCAGTGCGTTTTTAGCAGTGCCGTCTGAGTTTTTAATTTGTTTAGCTTTAGGTACATTTGGGGCTTTTGTGCCAGATTTACCAGGAGTTCCTGTAAAACTCTTTTTGCTGCGGTCTTTGCCAATAGCAACATGAGGACTTACTACAGTGGCAATATTTCCTGCGCTGGTAGCTCCTGCTGTTGCTGTTTCATTAATAATTTCTGATATTTTCATTTTATTTCTCTTAGATTGTTAACTAATGCTGTTTTACCGTACTGTGCTCTTAACAATCTTCTAGCCATTTCTTTATTTTTAGCGGTTACAGTAGTGTCAATCATTTGGCTGTACCCGGGTTGTTTTACCTTTACACGAGCTGCAAATAACTGATATTGACTTAAAAGTTCTTGTAGCTTCATTTCTTTTTACCCTGTCTCATATTTATCTGCCAATGAGCTAGTTGTTTTTTGCGGGGGCTAGCTGAATCGCTGCTACGAATTTTTTTTAACTGAGCTATACTCATGCCCTTACTAATGCCGTGACGCTTGCTGTCGCCTTTGTCCTGAGGGTTACGTCCATCAGCAAAGTTTTCTTCTACTGGAGGACGATCAAATATTTGAGGGTTTTGATCATTAAAATGTCTCATGATCTTACCAGCCATTATGTGTGCTTCGTTCTCGTCTGGACTTCCGGTTTCTCCGCTGTCTTGATCTAATTCGTTGTTTATCAATTGCTTGTAGTGTACTAGTTCGTGTGCTAGAGTTCTAAGAATATCGCCTGGGTGTCTATTTTTAGTTCCTAGATATATTCTTTCTTCACTGTGATTAAACATGCCAAATGACGGATGATCGCCCCCACCAACTTTACTAACCAATCTAATCTTAGGCAAATTGTTAATACCTAGATTTTTCATAGCAACAGGTAAGAATTTTTTTATAATTCCTGTTAATTCATCACGATCAACACTGTCGTTGGTTGTTTCGCCTACGTTATATGTAGGATCAACTTTTTGTCGTTTCATTCCTCTAGGCTGATTAGGATCAACAGGGTCAATATCAGTTGTAGAAAGTCCTGTCTTTTTCAAAGCATCGATATACTTGTGTTCTTCTTCTTCGCTGCCAAACGAGAAAATAGTACTTGGAGGACCTTTGCCAAAGTCGTGTTTTCCTAAGCCTTTCATATTGCTAATATGTTGCCCTAGTTTGTACCAGTCATAAACATCACTTACATCTACACGTACTGTGCCAGCCGGCATTGTAGGTTTAGTTTCTGGGCCAGGGGGAGGATCATTAATGTCATAATCTTCACCAACACCACCGTCGCCAACCCCACCACCGTCACCGCCGCTGTAACCAGCAGCATACCCGTACCCGCCATACGGTCCAGGGCCGTAAGCAGCGTGTCGAGCTTTTTTACGTTTCTTTTTTCTAGATTCTTCTATGTCTTTGTCACCGCTGCTGTGTACAGCAATCATTTTACCGCGGTCTAAACTTGATAATTTTTGCGGTTCGTGTTTTTCATCACCGCCACCTACTCGTCTAGCACGATTTAAACCATCAATTATTTTTTTAAGACTGTCTTCGTCTGCTTGGTATTTGATACCAATGCCACCTGCTGCTTCCCATGCTGATATATTACTGCCACGATCATCAATTAACACATTAGGCATACCGTTAGCATTCTTAGCATATTTGGCTTTGTTGGCAACAATATAGATATTCTTTGGAGGAATACTTAAATGTTTGTTAATCCAAACTTTTTTATAATGAGCAGACCCTTCGTGGTCACCTCGCAATGGACTAGAACAAATATTATAAGAATCAGCAGACTGAACTACTATTTCTAATAGTTTATCTGCGGTAGGAAATTTAGGTAACCTAGCAAAAAAATCAGTGCCGACCATTTTGTCAAGTGTTGGATCAGTCTTAGCTGGCGGAATATCTCTATAGTTGCCGCTTTTGATGCCCGCAAGTTTAGCGTACTCTGTAAAAAAGTCTGCTAGAACTCCGTCCATATCAACATAGACTTCCATACCTTCAGGCAATTTTAAATCAGTTGCTTTCATTAGTGTTGTCCGTAGGGATTTAAAGGACGATCCTCTTCGCCTTGCTGCGTTGGATAAACAGGATATTGGTTCATACTGAAAAACTACTCCCACAGCCGCATGTAGATTGAGCATTAGGATTTTTAATTAAAAACTGACTACCTTGTAAATCTTCCTTGTAGTCAATTTCAGCATCATTCATGTATGTCATGCTCATAGAATCAATTAACACAACATGGTTTTGATCTAAAGGAATTTCCCAATCATCTTCGTTACGTTCTTCGTCAAAGGTAAACCCATACTGGAAACCTGAGCAACCACCGCCTTGAACAAATGTTCTTAACATTAGTCCTGGATTATTTTCCTCTGCTAATAGATCTAAAATTTTTATTTTTGCTGCTGCTGTTATCTCAACCATTTATTATCTCCAACTGGTTTTTCACCAGTCATGTAAGGCAAACTAAACCATAATTGAAACCATTCCGGAGTCCCGGGTTTGATTTTATGTTTTTTCATCAGTTCCCCTTTCTCGTTGCCAGTTAAACTGATATTGCTACCTTGTTCAATGGTATATGGAGTATACCCTTTGAACTGATTAATACCAGCTAACTTTTTTAATTCACTTATCGGATCCATCGGCTTTTTTGTGGCTCTTATAGCCTTTGTTTTTCATTGACCATGCTAGGGCAAAAGGATTGTCAATGTCTTTATTTTTTTTCATAGCTTTAACTGTGCCTTTAAATCCAGGCGGCGCCTTTTCACCTAGTGCGCCTTTAACATCGCCTTTGACTAATTTCTTTAATGGTCCGCCTATGTCTTTGGCAATCTTTTGACCTAATGTTTTTGGCTCAGCAGCTTTTTTTGCTAACTTTTTTTCAGCACGATCAGCACGGACATTAATTTCTGCTTCACGAGATTTTGCCATAGCGTCTTTATATGCCTGACTTGTTTCGGCAATGCTTTCTGTAGCTGGTTCACCGGTAACAAACACCTGCCATTTTTTGCCAGTAGCCGCAGACTTTTGTTGCGCCCAGTTTTGTAACTGACGAAAATGATCTCTTTCTTTGTAGTCGTCGGCATATTGACCACGGCCTTTGAATACTTTCCATAGTTTGCCGTTAATATACACAGCAAAGTTATTAGGGGGTTCTGTATTGCCTTCGTCCCAATCTTCCGGATCTCTTACTTCGTCAAGTCCAAACCCGCCGTGAAGTTCGCTGGTAATTTCTTCCCATGTACTACCGTATTCTGTTTTAATATCGCCAAGAATATCTTGAACAATCTCTTTCATGCTAGTAGAGTCGGCGTAAGAATTATTTGAGTCGTTGTAATCTTCGTATTCAAGATCTATCTTACCAGTGTTAAGATTTGCGACAAAATTAAAATACCCTGATGATTCGCCACCGTCTTGATCTGCGTATCCGCCTTCGATGTCTTCACCGTGTACTAATACACCTTCGTTGGTATTTTCAACAAAGATGTTATCATAATACTTTAAATTTAATTCTTCTTTGCCTTTCAACCAGTCAGCATTTTCTGCTATCTCTTTATTCTTGTGTTTAACATCGCCTTGTTTCTGTGCTTTCTTTTTGTCTTTGTGCGCACCAGCGCCGCCCATCTTAGCATTTTTAGCAACAAAGTTGCGTGGCTTTGGCGGTTCTTTCTTTTCTAAAATAATATCTTTGATTTTCATATTCTTTCAATACCTCTAGATTTTATTCCGCCCTTGGCTCTTACTTTTTTTAATTCGTCGAGACCGTGACGTATTTGATTAATGTTCATAGTGAGTTCTTCAAAATGTTTGGAAATTAAATCCCATTCACCGGCAGATGCTCCTTGTGCTCTAGCAGCTAGATCTTTTAATTGATTGGCTGCTCGCATCATTCTGTATTGTAATTTTGCTGGATTGCCGCCTGCTCCGTAAATCATAGGATTCATCGGCTCGCTAGGATCCATTTCAATTGGGGATTCTTTTACTTGATCGTTAGTAGAATCTTTTTCAATCCATGGGTCAAGTCCTTGACGAACAGCTGAAAATACTGCCTGGGCATTATTTTGTAAACCAATAGCAAGACCTGATTTAAATTTTTCAAAATCGTTATCGATAGCAGCCTGTCGCATTTTACTGCCGCTCATACCTTCAACACCTTCTCCGTCTGGGTCTCTAAACCCACTAGATTTTATTTCAATTGATTCGATATTATAGTCAATGCCATTTTGACCATTTAACAATTGTGTAAAATCAGCAACACGATCTGAACCACATACTAAAGTCACATTCTGATAACCTTGATTTTCTAAATGTTTCATCATCTCTATGACTGTTTTAACTGATGTGTCACCTATGTTAACATTAGAAAATGCCTGCTGTATAAAACCTAATTTAATATCGAATGGCAATGGGTTTTCGTATCTTGTTTTGTTTTTACCAGTGGACTTGTGTGTGTGCGACACAAATAAGAAATGAGCATCCGCTGGTTGTTTTAGTAAAGCTTCAATTAGTTTTCCATGACCAATCGTAGGAGGGTTTAATCTGCCAAACGCAACAGCTACCGTCTTGCCCGATTGTTCAAATAGTTCTAGAAGCTTCATCGATCATACTCTCCGGACTCGATGTGGCCTTTTTGTTCTTCAGCAAATCTTTTAGCAATGTTAGTAAATGTTTCGTCGCTAAAGATTTCATTCTTGATGTCATCAAGATCGTATTCTTTTACATATAATTCGGCACAGTGTTTTACAGGCTTAAGATAGTGTTTATAAAAATCTGGGCTGTGTATGTGTTCAGACTGCTGTTTAACAACTGGGAAGAAAAATTTAGATAACAGTTCGTTATCGTTATCGATATAAAACTTTAAATCGCCAGCATAATCTATATCCTGACTTAGACGTTTGTCTTTAGTATCGGCGGGAATGTCGAATAATTCAAGTAATCTCATTATTTCTTTCTACCCCAATAAGAAAAGGCTTCAAACACGCCAAGTGTTTGTGCTTCACGTTCTAGGTCTGCTTTTCGTTGATCGATAGCCGCTGATATTTCTGGATCGTCGGCAGCAACTGGGTCTGCTTCTAAATCAGCAAGGGCTTGCTTTTTGGCTGCGTAGTCACCCTTAGGATCCTTAGGGTTTAACGCTGTTTCTGTTACTGGTTTGTATAATTTGTTAAGAATATCACGCATAGTATGTTCCTGCTAGGGCATACTATATTTAGCTAGGTTTTATGCTTAGTGATTATAACGAATTTCGCGGATTGCGCCTTCTTCTACAGTACCTACAACACGGAGCCATACAAAATTGCCGGTTATATTTTGATAATACGCAGACTGCGCAAATACTGTGCTGTCGCCGCCTAATTCGTAGACTGTAAACCAATCTGACTCACCGGGATTAACAGAAAGAGTTGCTTGTAAGGTAACTGTTCCTTTAAACGCATCAAAAAGAAACACAACGGTGTGTAACCCGTCGCCTAGATTATAGTAACCGTCACCTTTTTGCTTTTCGCTGGTGAAATCGCCTACTGCGGTTGTTTGAGGTAATAATTGTACACTGTTTGCTGGCATACTATTATTTATCTACTAGTTTGTAATCGTAGACAGGGCCAACTAAATCCCCGCAACGCAGTTTTAGCATTAACAATGATTGTTCATTTTGAGCCATAATGTATCTACGATCCCAGTTCCAGTTAGTGGTAACAAACCACTGTGCTGTTGAATCAGTGATATGTAGATAATCTTGACTTTTGATCCATTTAACAATCAGTGCTTTGTTTGTCATATCGCTGCTTTTGTGCGGATGCAGAAATACTTTGTGCTGAAATTTGTTTTCTGGAAACTTTTTAACTAATATATTTTTTTTGTTAGACAACAAATCGTCAGTACCGGGAGCCGGCGAACATGTGCTGCTTATTTTTTCAGACAACACTGATATAGCTTGAGAAAACACTACATCGGTATCTGTATAGATATCTAAGTTATTAGTTTCTATGCGAGTCTGGTATCTTTCTTTTGGTAGAGTTTCTAGAAAATTTATCATGGTTGTGATATTTCCTTTGTTGTCCATGATATTGTGTATAAAACTACCTCGCCAACGCAATGCTCTATCGGGCGGATCTTCTAAATACTCCCGGATCTGCGTGAAATTTCTTTCACGCATCACACTGATTCCGGGAATATTATAACTTACCTTATACGGCCATTTGCCGTAAAACAATTTTTTAGTTTGTTTGTGTTTCATCAGTTAATAAAGGAGCGCCATCGTTAATACGTCGTTGTTGTTTTAAAGCTCGTTTTTCAAACTTACTTAATTCGTCACCAAGATTTTTAATATCAAACACTAGTTTGTCGTTTTCACAGCCAACAAATACTCGACCACCTTCTTTAAGTTCGCCAAATAAAATTTTGCGACTAAGTGGAGATTTAATTTCGTTGTCGATTAGTCGAGCTAACGGCCTTGCCCCCATCTTAGAATTGTAGCCATTCTTAGCTAACCAGTCTCTAGAATCTTCGTTAAGGATAATTTCAACGTACTTGTCTTTGATTTGTACATTAAGTTCTCGAATAAATTTATCAACAATAATTCTTACAGTATCTACTGATAGTTTACCAAACTTAACAACAGCATCTAAACGATTGCGGAATTCTGGCGGAAAATGTTTTTTAATTGCTTTGTCATCTTCGCCTTCTTTATCTAAATCACCAAAGCCGATGGCATTCTTTTCGTTGTCAGCAGCACCTAGGTTAGATGTCATAATAAGAATAGTATTACGACCGTCTGCTTGTTTACCATTTGACCCTGTAACAAATCCATTGTCCATAAATTGTAACAATATGTTAGAAACGTCTGGATGTGATTTTTCAATCTCGTCAAGTAACAGTATTGCGTTTGGTGTTTCTTGTAGTTTAGTAATCAGTTGGCCAGCATTGTCCTCAAAACCTACATAGCCTGGAGGAGCGCCAATTAATCGTGCTACGGAGTGTTTTTCTTGATACTCACTCATATCAAATCTTAACAATGGCATTCCCATTTTTTCAGACAATGCTTTGGCTGTTTCTGTTTTACCGCAACCTGTTGGGCCAACAAACAAAAAACAACCAATTGGCTTGTTAGGTAATTTCATTCCGGCTTGCGCTACAAAGATTTTATCTAGCAAGTTTGTAATAGCATTGTCTTGGCCAAACACTGAATTTTTAAGATTGTCTTCTAAGTCCGAAAGATTTTTGCTTTCTTTTTCGGAAACTGTTTCAAACGGCATCTTGGTCATTTTACTAACTTCGAACATGACTTGTTCAATGTCTACAAAATTAATTCCTTCGCCTTCAGTAACATCGTCTTTAATTTTATATCGAGCACACGCACAGTCAATAATATCAATTGCTTTGTCTGGCAATTTTTTATCTGGCATATATTTGATACTCATCTTAACTGCGCTATCGATAGCAGCATCAGTAATGCGAACTTTATGATACTGTTCGTAATATCGTTTGATGCCTTTGATAATCTTAACTGACAGTTCTGGAGTAGGCTCGTCAACAGTAACACGTTGGAATCGACGCATTAGAGCACGATCCTTTTCAAAGTGCTTACGATATTCTTCCCATGTAGTTGACGCAATGACTTTCATTGTGCCTTTGGTTAACATAGGTTTAAGCATATTAGCTAGATCATTAGCAGATCCGTTAGCAGCACCAGCGCCACTCATCATATGTGCTTCGTCGATGAAAAGCACTACCTTGCCTTTTCGTTCTAACGCAGTAATAACTGCCTTAAGGCGTTCTTCAAAATCTCCGCGATATTTACTGCCCGCAAGTAACGCACTAATGTCTAAAGTGTATACTTGATGATCGTGTAAAAATTTAGGAACTTTCTTTTCAAATATTTTACGAGCTAGTCCTTCGGCAATAGCAGTTTTACCAACACCGGGTTCACCAATGAGCAACACATTAGATTTAGAACGTCTTGCTAAAATTAATTGAATATTTTCTAATTCTTCTTCGCGTCCAATAACAGGGTCAATCTTTTTCTGTTTGGCCATAAGGCTAAGATTAGTACAGTAAGCATTTAGAATTTTATCTAATTGATTAGAGTTAAGATTTTTAATATTTTGCTCGCCTTCTTCTACGTTATCAAATTTTTCTTGATAAAATTCAATAAACTTCTCTTTGTTAATTCCTGCTTTGGTTAGATAATAATAAGAAAAACTTTTCTTTTCAGATAAAATAGAAATTAATACATCGTGAACTTCAATTTTTTGTCGTCCGCTGAATAGTACCTGTGTAAAACTGCGATTTAACACACGCTCAACAGATGCTGTTCTTTTTGGTTTCTGAGTAGGATTTTCAATCTTAATTTCGGAAAGATTGTTTTTTAAAAATTGTTCCAGGTTAACTTTAATAAATTCGCCATTGGCGCCATACTCTGTTAACTCTTTAAAAATTTCTTCGTCGCACATTATGGCAAACACTAAATGCTCTAGAGTCACATACTCGTGTTCTAGTTTTTGTGCTACGTCAATGGCTCTTTCAAAAATTGCTTGTAGTTTATCACTGGGTTCTAACATATCACCTTCTCTTTTTTAGTTTTTTCATTGCTAAGTCTAACTTCATCTTACTTACTCTGTCAACAAAACATATACCTTCTAAGTGGTCGTACTCGTGTTGAAAACATTTAGAAAGATATCCGTCAATTTTAATTTCGTGTGTATTGCCTTTACTATCCTGATATTCGGCAACAATCCATTCGGGACGTTTTACCATCAACCATAGATCTGGAAAACTTAAACAGCCTTCCTTATCTAATTTCATTTCACCGCCTGCTTCTAAAATTACAGGATTGAATAACGCAAACGGCGCCGGAAATCCTTTGATATGATTACTGCCCATAACAAATACACGCTTAGTTAGGCCTATTTGATTAGCAGCTAGTCCAATACCACCGTTTGACAACATAAAGTCTATCATATTTTTTTCTAATTCTTCGGCATTGCCGTCGGTATTGAAATCCCACGGAGTGCTTGGAACAGTTAGACTTTCTTGGATACCTAATTTAAATTCCATTGTTTTTTATCTTTTCAATCAAATCTTTTTGTGTATTGTTTAAATTTTTTGGAATCTTTATTTTAATTTTTATTAATAAATTCCCTCGTTGTCCTGATCTAGGATGTGGAAGTCCTTCGCCTTTGCAACTTAACACAGTATCTGGTTGTGTTCCTGCTGGAACAGCAATAGTAAAATTCTTACTATCAATGGTATTTACTGTTATGCTAGAACCTACTATAGCTTCCCATACATCTATTTCTTTTTCAAATATTAAATCAATACCATTTCTTTTAAAAATTGGGTGTGGTCTAATTCTAATAGTTACAATAAGATCTCCTGGCGGCATTTTAGGTATACTATGATCGCCCATGCCTGGGTATCTTATTTGAACATTATCATCTATCCCTGCTGGAATTTGTATAGACACTAGTTTCTTTTGACCATTTCGAAACGTAACTTCTGCGTCTATGGGTTTTCCAACCATTACTTCTTCTAAATTTAATTCTACAGTAGCACCAATGTTACTATTCTTTGGTCCTTGATTAAATTGAAAGCCAAAACCTGGATTGCCAAAAAACGTAGAAAAAATACCGTCGTCGCCTTGGAAGGGATTATACCCTCCGCCGTGTCCAAACGGATTAGGGTTATCATGCTCGGATCGTTTTTGATCGTCGCCTAACGTGTCGTACGCTTCCTGGATCTCCTGAAACTTCTTAGGATCACCGCCGCGGTCGGGGTGATGCTTCATCGCAAGTTTGCGATAAGCAGATTTAATTTCATCTTGTGTTGCTGAGGCGGGAACGCCTAATACTTTATAATAATCCATCATATATTATTTTAGTATCAGGCGTCGGTTTTGTCAATGATTATTGACTCTATTTTTTAGATAATGAGCTTTTTCCAGGCATGCCTGCTGGTGCTACTGATTCTCCAAATCCTTCGGCCTTTGGTGATCCGAACGGTTCTGGAGTCGACGCTGTAGGTGCGCTTCCAAAGCTGCCTCCGCCAAACCCTGTTGTAGCTGGAGTTGTGGATCCGAAGCTTGTGGTTGGCGCTGGTGTTGTTGGAGGTACGCTAAACCCCGCTGCTGGTGTTGTTGCTCCGCCATTGTTAGCTCCTGCTAGTTTTTCTTGTGTACGTCCGTATGCTGCTAGACCAAGAACAGCACCCATAGCAATGTGGAATAATCCAGCACCTTGTAATGTTAATGGTTGCCATTGTGTAATTTGCGATACGTGCATTACTGCTTGTAACAAACTCCACATAATTGGAAATAGAACAAAGTCAAAGGCACATACTCCCATGTATAGCCATCCCATCATTGGGCGCCATTTACTGTTCATCCAATCTTCTTTTTTCTTTTCTGAATCACTCATTGCTTGATATTCTTCCTGTGTTGGCATAATTCGCTCCTTTAAATTTTACATCCACAGTAACACGCCTTGGGCACTTAATAGTACACCAATGCCTGCTACTACAAAACTACCCCAAAACATTGGCATACTAACAGCAAGGATACTTGCTGATAGGACAACAATGGCTAACTGGTATGCTGTTGATGCGTAACCGATCCATGGACTAGATTTCTTAGCCTCTTCACGAGCGGCTTCCATTGCTCTTGCTTTTTCAGCAATTTCTTTCTTGTCAGCGTCCATGCGTTCTTTCTCAGCCATGAACTCTGCTTTTAATTTTGGATCGTTTGTTGTCTTGGCCGCAATCTCGTAGCTGACACCACGACCTGCTTTGGCTTGATACTGTGCCCATGTGTTGTTAGCACCTAGCGTATTGTTTAATACTGTGCTACCTAGCTTGCCACCGTACCATGCGTTAACTGCTAGTAACAGAGCAAAGATGGAAATGACCATACCTGCTTTGTCTTTTAATTTTGCTTCACGCTCTGAACGTGAACCAGGTGCTGGTTTAGGAGCATCCGGATCTTTAGTTTCTTTCGTGAACATTTTTAAAATAGTATCTACTGCACTCATTGTCGCTCCTTTATATGGTTATCTTACTTCATCAAAGATTTTTTTCTGTTGGTTGTACCATTCAATCCAAAGGTCTACTTTAATTTGACACTCTTTGTATTGACTATAGTTTTCTGTGACTGTTTTTAAAACATCGCTAAGTTTTGTTGTGTCTTCTTGAACTGTTTTCAAATCTGGACACGCAACCTTAAGATCTTCAGGAACGTCTGGGAATTTGTGTTTTACAGGCACAGTTGTTAAACAACCAGTTAATAAAAAAGCTGACAAAAGGATTAATAGGCTTTTCATTTGCTTACTCCTTTTGGTTCACCAACAGTAACTATGCCTCTTTTTGTTTTTGCTGCGTCGTTTAGTATACTTATTGCTTCTGGAGCAACTTTACATTCTGCGTCGATGATTTTTTCTTTTTCAACAATTCGATCTTGTATGACAATTTTTTCTTGATTGACAACTTTTATACGATCAACATACACTTTTTTAATAACTGTATTTGTTTCTTGACTTTTTTGTTCTGCTAGTTTGACTTTTGCTTCCATTTCGGCAACACGTTCTCTCCACATCATTTCAGTGCTGTAGCCTCCCTTGAGCCATACACCTGCGGTTAAAATTAAAACGCTAATTATTTGAACTGGTAAACGATATGTGTTTACAAAAGGAATGAATTTAATAAAGAACCCTGCAATGGTTCCTACAACTCCCACAAGAAGAATTGTGTTAACAATCCAAATTAGGAAGCTATCTGGGATCAAACTTAATGCCCATGATACTTGCCACATAATTAAACTCCTGAAACTTTAATAGCCATTGCCCGGTTACCATTTTCTAATACAAATGCGTCACCATGTTTATTGATGTTAAAATCACCTAACAATTTTGTTAACCATATTGCTTCGGCAGTACTTTTGGTATCAAGTTTTAATGTTTCAGTTAAATCTTTTTGTATATCGTCTTTAGATCCAAACTGTACAATGTCAAAACTAAGTTTCATACCAAACGGTTTAGTAATAATAACTTTGTTTCCTTCGACTACAATAGAATCTTTATATGTCTTTCCAAAGAATCGTGTAATACCATCGACACGTTTTGATTCCATTACAGTTTCGTATTCAAGAGCCGAATTAGGAACATAGCGTTTGATATTTTCTTCGCTAAGGTCGTGTGCTACTGAACTTCTATAGTATTTAAATTTCCATTCTTTGATGTTTGTTAAACGACCAATGCCGTCAACAAGCTCATCTATTTGTTTTGATAAGGCTGGACTACGAGCAAGCTCGACAAACACATGATATGTTCCTTCGCGATCTTCGCCTGCGCTAACGTCAGCATCTAAAACAAATCCATAACCTTTTTCAACGAACTCCATCATATCTTTAGCAGGATTTCGATCGCGAGCTCTAAAACTTAAAACGCAAACATCTCGATCTTCACCCATCTTACTTTGAAAAGCATCAATCTCAAAAATATTAAACACCATATCTTCAAGATCGTTTGGTCTTAAACCTTCTCTTAACGTTCTCATTGTTGTGTCTCCGCACTTGCAGGTTCCATAGTTTCTTGTGCGTTTGCTGGCATGTTTACTTTAGGAATGTCTGAATCAATTTTGTTTTTATCAAGATTTCGATATCCTTTGTCGATATCAAACATAAGTTTTTTAGGCATACGGATTTCAACAATCCACACGGGTTGTCGATCAATCTTACCTTTTTTAGTACCAGGGCGTATATCGTCTGGTGTTTTAATTTTTCTTACTTCGGATATTTCATCTCGTTTAAAAAATACTTTACATCCGTAGTCAAGCAATCTTTTGCCACCTTGCGGGTTTGGCATTTCTTTTAGCGGCCACATAAACTTGCAGGTAACCCAATATCTAGAATCTAGCGGGCCAGCCACTAATTCTCCGTCTAGCCAATTTTCGTAGACATACAGGTCAAGTTCGTCTAAAACTCGCTCGAAGTCCTTTAAGACCCCTAGGCTAGTAGTAGATCCGTATATGTTTTCGATGTTTTTTAGTATGTCTTTTATGTCATTCATAGTCTATAATTCCTCACATGTATTTATTTCAATCAAAAAGTTATCATAAGTTATTATTTTTCTGTACAATCTGTAAATAGTTTTGTGTTCGGCTTCCGGGCACAGCGGTTTGAGTCCGGACTAAACACCTTAATAGGAGGCTTACCCTTTGAGAAAAAACCGAAAAGCAGCTAGAAATCTAGCGATACAAGAAGTTGATAATGTTGTTCCAATCAAGCAATTCCTACCAAAAAAGAAAAATAGAGTACTGATATATCCTAAAAACCTCAATCA